TGTCCCGCAACCTTGGTGTTTCCTTGACCAGGCTTGAACCCAGTGAAGCCGAGTCCAAATTCCGGATCGTTGCTGATGTACATGTTGGCATATGGCTTACGAGCGTTCAGCCACCACAAGGTTTCTGCGGTGAGTGTTGGATACTCGGTTAATGCCCCATTAGACATCTGCTTGACGTAGGTGACGGCGATTGGATCGCCGGTGCCGCTGATGTAGGTGCCGGGACAATACCGGGACTTCATCAGGACTGCAGTGTTGAACTTCAGGCCGTTGAATCCAATTTTGGGGTCCTGAACTTCATTGAACCGCTGTTGGGTCTGGAACTTCTCCTTGATGTAGGAGTAGGCCAGAACAGTAGTTACACCAATGTTGGGCTCGATGGCACCATAACTGGCGGAACTGAAGGTTTCCTCAAGGGTGTTGTACTCAATGGTGCCTGCCACGTTCACAGGGACGGAGTTGAGTACACTGCCTACTGCACCACCACGAGTGATGGTACCGTAAGTAGAGTAGGTGTTTCCGTCGTAGGAAGCGGTGGAGTTGTCGTTGAGTGCTTCAGGAAGACCATTCCAGTTAGGGGTGTAGTTGGCGTTGATACCATTGAGGTACAAGCCAATGGCCATGTGAGCACCAATAGACATATAAGCGTTGGTCATACGAGACTCAATGAGCTTGAAGGCTGCATTTGGGCCTTTGTTGATGACCTGAATATCCTCTTTCGAGAGGGTGACGTTGACTTGAAAGAACTTCACATTGAACTGTAATTGCTGTTCAATCTGAGGTTCGGTGATGTCGAACTCTTTACCTTGAAGGTAGGAACCACCGATTAAGCCGTTGTAGTAGAAGTTTTCTCCAATAAAACGGCCACCATCAAAATCCTCCCTGACATTCAACTTAAGGTATGCCAAAAGTGGATCGTTTTGGAAAACCATATCTATAAGTTTGGGAGTCTTTCTGATGAATCGGTGTGTTGCCACCGTAATCTGATCGAACTCAGCCATATATTAACTCCTGCCCTTAAAGTTAAGGGCGGTTTTTGTTTGCAATTTGCTCTGCATAGTCGTTCCACCCATCTATGAATGCACTTCTGGAGGAACGGTCTGAATCAGCTTCTGAAACAGGCTTGGCCTCCGAGGCGACTGACCTCTCATAAAACGGAGAGTATTCTTTGGGGGTGCCATCTATGGGGAGATTGACCTTGGATAAGGCGTCACGGGCTCCGGCCTCACGAGCTTCTTTGATGGCCTTTTCGTAGTCTTCCTTTTGCTGAGCCTCCACTCTTGGGGAGATGTACTCCTTGTAAGCTAGGTCAGGAGGAAGGTTTTTGGCTACTGAGATCTTCTCCACTTCATCAGGGTCAAGGACCTCTTTGAAGCGGTTGTAGTAGTCTACACTCATTTTGGGTATAGCCTTTGAGATCCCTATATAGCCTGCTCGTTCTGCCCGGAAACGGTCATCCAGGTACTTTTCTAGTTCGGCTTTACTGTTGAAACCGAGGCTAGTAGCGTCCTGACGTGTGACTGAATCAGGATCAAGTTGGCCGTATACTGATTCATACTGGTGTAACCGCTCAATGCCATTCAGGTTTGTCTGATAAGCAGGAAGCGCAGTATCCGAGTACCACTGATCCAGTTCAGCTTTACGAGCATTGTATTCAGACTTGACCTCATCCAGACGGGAGTGATGGTCAGGTACTGGTACGAATGCCTGTTTGAACGCTTTTGCTACAGCTTCATTGCCCAGAGCTGCATCCATAGCTGAGGTAACGTCTGCGTCCAGACCTTGCTTGGTTGCTATCTCCTGCCAATATGCTCGTAGATCTTCTACACTTTTCTTTGCCATGTTACTGTCTCCTAGTGCCTACCCTCCATTGTGAAGGGTCCAGCGCCTGAGTGTTACATTCCCGGCATGGGGCCGGGTCCCTGCCCTGGTTGGGGCATTTGTCCTCCAGGAGGAGGCGTCATCATTGGTGCCACTCCGGGAGGGGCAGTAACGGCAGGAGACTGACCTGCTACGTTGGCTGCCAGTGATTGAGTAATAAGTTGTTCAAAGTCTGCTATGGTATTGGACATGATCTGAGAGAGGTCGGGGAGACCGTTGGCTATCAGTTGACAGCCATCCTTGATCATGGCAAGGCCCTGCATTGTCATAAGTTGGGGAGAGTTTGCCAGGTCACCTATACCTCCATCTGTGGCAGGAGGAGGCATGAAGCTTCCCCCTTTGGTAGCAGGTGGGGTTGGAGGTGGTGAGTCCAGGTTGAAGTTACGGGTGTTTTGGGATGGAGAGGCTAGTTCCATGACTACCTACCTTTCTTCATGGATTTTGCAGGAGTCAAGTTACGAAAACCCTGCCTCTTACGTTGTAGATTAAGGTCTCCTGCAGACAGTTGACGGCTTAGCCTGCGCTTTTGGGCAGGGTCTATTTCCTTAGCCATCGCTACAGAATCACTATAACTGGATGCCTGCTGTCCACCTTCCATGGTTACTTACCTTTCTTAACCATCTGGGCGGGAGAACTGACGAACCCGCTCTTGCCACTTTTGGGGGCCTTGGTAAGACTGCCTGATTTAATGCCTTTTGCTAAAGATCCTTTTGCCATGTTATTTGCCTTTCCTCATGGATTTGGCCTTACTGCCCCGTTTGGCAGCCAGAGCCTTAGAGAGGAAGTTGGAGCTATGGTATCCAGCTTCCATCTTTGGCGTCTCAGCCTTCTCCTTGTGAGCCATAGAGTTCTTCATTTCTTACCTCCTGATTTTCTTGTTACCAGCCCTTTTTCCTTGGTAGATGCGAAGTCGTGAAGCTGAGACTTTGACATCCTCTTCATAGCTTTGTTCTTAGCATAGAGCTTATTTGGTGCATGCTCTGCGATTGCCATTGCTCTACGTTGTGCCTTACTAAGTGCAGGCATGCTAAGTGTCCTCAAGCATGTGGTATCATGCCAAAGTGGAATGTCAAGTGATTTTCAATTTCATAGTGGTTTGAGACAAAATTTTTTGGGGTGACCCGAGTTAGTACTAAGGTCACCCCATTGAGGTTTAGAGAGGAGGTTCTTCAACAGGAGGTACTGGATTGTCCAGGTTCCTGATGGCTGTAAGTTTGTCCTGAATTGCCTGCATGGCGGTAAGGACTTCAGGAGGTGTGGCTGTGCTGACGTTTTTAAGCCGTTCAATGTCCGCCTGGATTTCGTCCAGTGCTTCATTGACTGCTAACTGAAAAGCTGCAAAATCTTCCTTAATTCCCATAATAAGCTCCTTGATTGACTGCTGTGTAAGCAGTATTTGTTTGATACTACGTTTTACACCTTTGGAACACCCGAATAGGCCCATAAAAGCCTCACTTGGTATTGAAACTGCCAATTGCGCTTTGAATCGTTTTGCCATTACAAACGCTTTCTACACGGAAAACATAATGGTTTCTGCCCTTCAGTCCTATTATACGCGCAATGTGGTCTGTTGTCCCTAAGTTATTTGTGGGGATGGCGAACAATCGGGAAGGGTCTGAGCCCCAATAGGCAAGGCCACTGCATTCTGTGGAGGTGGTCCACGCGATTGTAGCTGAGTTTTCTGTGAGAGCGGATACCATGACTGTGGTTATTGCAGGACCCCAGTTGATGCTGATGGTTACTGGTGTGAGAGTGGAGTCTATGGTTGTGTAAACTTCGTTGGAGAGAGAGCTTTCTGTGTCTGCGCTATAGGCAGTGACGGCAAAGTACCATGTACCAGAGGGTAGGTTGGTTACTGTGTAGGTAGTTACTTTACCTATATCTATGTGGGAGGCATAGAGCCTGGAGGATATTCCGTAATAGATTCGATAGCCTGTTAACTCAGGTTCGGTATTGGCATCCCATGCAAGAGTGACAGATCCGGCAAATGCCTGAGATGCCAATAGAAGATAAGTTAGCAGGAGTGCGTTGCGCAAGATTACTTACCCCATCCTATGAGAACTCCTCCGATCCAGCCGCTTTCGGTTAAGCCGGAACGGAAGTACCTTGCGTTGGGAAGGATAAACCACCCTTTGCCAAGGCGGATACTAAGGGCTGGGCCGATGTTCCAGGAATAGCCTATTGTGTTGTTGTCGGTGGTTAGTGTTCCTGGGGTACTGCCTACAATGACGCCTACTCCGGTGGTGGCGAAGATTCTTACGCGGTTCTCAATGTTTACTGTTTCCACGCCTACACCTTCAGTGAACGAGGTTGCGGGAGCGAATTTAGTCTTATCTCTGGAAACTACGTCCACAAAGGTGAAAGAGTAAGTCTTGTCGGCAACCTTTTTAGCAAATAGGAAATTGCCACTTATTTCAGGGGCTGCCATGTAGGGGTTGTAGGAAATGCCGGTTGCTATGGCATAGTCGGGACCTTCCTCTGCGTATAGAGGGAAGGTTGTGAGTAGTAACATAACTAATAGTATTGTAGCCTTCATAGTCTCTCCTTCTTGATAATGGTGACGCCCAGGGCGCTGGCAGCCACAGAGACAAGGATCATTAGCAGTCCTCCTATCATCTGTGGGTGTAGAGCGTCAGCCCACGTTTGTAAAGTAACACACCAGCCACCAAAGGAAAACAGTACAGATAAGGATAGGATGATGATGGATTGTGATTTCATGCATGCCTCAGTATGTCCAGATTATGTTTTGGGGTAGAGAGATGTCGTTATCTAAATGAATAAAGTCTGAGCCTATGCCAATGCGACGGAAGCCGTTGTGAAGAGAGGCGCGGATGATGAGGAACTTGTCAGTGCTGGAGGGAGCAGAGATGTCTGCTGCTTTGCCTCTTAGGTGGGCGCTGTTGTGAGAGCCACCTACCTTGATGTTGTGTGATAGGGTACGGTAGCCACTGTTGATGTTGAACGGTATTCCAGCTTCTTCACGGGTAGAGTCAAGCATTGAGAGGAAGGCAGGGTCCATGTGGACTCCACTGCCTGGGGAATCTAGGCTGTCGAATTCAGATAAGGTAAAGTGTTTAAGACTCATACTTACTCCTTACGCCTGCTATACGAAGACGGGTAGACTCTTCGGCGTTGGTCATATTATGCATCTCAGACCACAGCTTAGCACAGGTTGACATACGGGAGTTATAGTTGCCTGCCATACTCATGAACTGCTCAAAGAGCTGATCGGTAGCCTTCCATTCATCACCACCTATTTTGAACATGGCAAGGTGCTCTGCATAGTCGAGAATGGTAGAGATCATTTCTCTGCCTATCTGAACTAAGTCTGTGTCTACCGTTGGGATAGGAGCGTTGCGGATTACATCAAGGTAGATGGGAGTGGCTGCTACAGGTGGAGGACAGAGTGCTATGTAGTTGTGGCCTGCAGTAGCAAGGATGTTGGGAGTGGCTGGAGTAGAGGACTGCCAACCTATGTGGTAGGCATCTAGTTCTGCAAGAGGGCAGACTAGTAGGGGAGTGGTGTCGATACGGGCTGAGATAATGCTGGCAGAGAGGCGAGCGAGCTTGACTCCGTGTTGATAGCGTTCTTCGCAATATTTTGCACGTTCCGGGTCTTGGGCTGGGCCGTCTTTCTGGAGAAGGTCCGCCATAGCTCCCCACTTGACGATCCAGGTCATGTCGTCAGGGACTCCGAAAATGGTGGCAGTGGTGGTAGGTGAAAGGTCTGCTCCTGATGAGACAGAGAGGATGTCTATGGTGGCGGAGACGGTTGGAGAGGGGGCTAGTTGGACTATTAAAGGCTGAGTGGACATTATGGAGTACACTGTAGGATCTTGAGCGGCTGGAGTGGTCCAGGTTTGAGTGTAGGCTGTGAGTTCATGTTCGTCTACACGCCAGAGGTTGGTGTAGATGCCGGTGTTTAAGCGGGCGATGCGCCGGATGTCTATCATAGTCTGTGGCATCAGGATTCTGCCATCAGAAGAGGCTCCACTGGCTTGTACTGTACGGGTTATAAGCACACCTGTTTCTGCCAGGAATTTGTTGCGGCGTTTTTGGAGAGCGTGGGTAAGGTCATCCATGGTAAACATGGCAGTGCCAGTCCAGCCTCCTGCCCATACTGAGGTGGCAGGTTCTTGAAAGTGGTACTGAATGGAGTTTATTAAGTCTCTGTCTGTGACGGTTCTTGCCAGGTAGCTGGGAAGTACCGTGGGAAGGTCGTAGAAACTGGTGCCTGGAGTGGTTGGGAAGTTACCCTGGTCACGCCAGTGCCAAGTAAGGAAGGAGAAGATGCGCAGGGATTCAGAGAGGTATAGTCCAAGTTCAGTATCAGTCCAGAATATCTTGGATGGGTCCTGGAGACGGTTGGATAGTTGAGTTTTTAAGGCTGCCCAGGTTTCGTAGGTATAGGGTCCGACGATACCTACTGTGGTGCTGCCTGAGTCAGCCCAAGTGTTGAGGTTGTCAGATATACTGGGAGACTTTCCATAGATACGGGCTATGGAGTCTGAGTATGCAGGTTGGGCATCAGTGAAACTGGGTGACATTATTCACCTATACTAAGATTAATGGGTAACCATTAAAGCATGAATTACATTACCTTGAGTCCCTGAGACGTAAACTTCAGAAGTGTTGACCGGAGCATCACCACTGAAAGGCCCGAGGACACTGGAAGCAGAACCGGCAGCTACTGTCTGACCGTAACTGGAGGCTGAGACTGTGGCAGTGCCTACGTAGACGGCACTGTTACCTGTTGGGTTCTGGATTATGAGTTGGCGAATGCCCTTGCGGGTAGAGTAGACCAACTGGGCGCTGCCTGTTAGGGTTAAGTCAATGTGAATTAGTGCCATTACTTCCTCCTTGCACTCATGATTATGTTGTAACCTTCAAGCCTATACTCCTGCTTTTTTAAGCCCTTGGATTTTAGCAGGGCACCAAGAGTTTCAGGTGTGAAGCCATTTTTGTGGAAATTTTCCGGGAATTCTTGTTGGCCATAGAGGACGTTGAGAACGTCGTTGCTGACTATGCCTTTCTCTATTTGAGTGGCTGCCCAGGCTATGTTGGGGATGACGATGCGGAATTCACCTTTGGGTTTGAGGATGCGGAGCCATTCATCAAGGACTTCTGAGACCTCGTTGCGCCCGAAGTGTTCCAGGACGTGGCTGCTGTGAACAATGTCCATTTCTCCAGTGGCGAATGGGAGTTTGTGGAGGTCACATCTATAATCTACCCCTTCAAGGTCACGGGTGTCTACTCCAATGACTGGGCCTTCTTCGGTGTGGTATTTGTTGGTGCCACACCCAAGGTCTACTATTTTCTTGTTGGATGTGAACATTGCACGCATTGGTTTAGAGTCGGGTGGGAGAGTGTAGGCGCGTCCGGTAGAGAGGTCGATGTGGGGTGGGAGAATTTGGCCATGCGCAAGGATCTTCCACTTGCCGGTTTCACGAAGTTTGTTGCAGAAGTAGAGATCTTCTGTCCATTGCTCTCCGAAGTTGATGTTGTCGAGGTAAGCAGAGGAGTCATCGACGGTCTGAAACCAGGGTTTGGTTAAGTCTTTGAGAGCTTCGACGCGTAGGACGGTGCAGCCCATGCCGATGGCGTCTACCTCGAAGATCTCGCCGACTTTCCAGTCCCAGTACGGGCCTTGGCCTACACCTTTGAATACGAGTGGTTCTGGACGGTCTACCTTTAGGCAGTAGATGCCGCCTACGACTGCAGCTGTGGGGTTGTGGTCCATTATGTACAATAACTCTCTGAGAGTCTGGGGAGGGACTTCTACGTCTTCATCCCAGAAGTAGAGATATTTTGCGCCGATTTCCACCGCTTTTTCTGCGAAGCCGTTACGGGCAATGTCTATGGGTACGCCAAGGGTGTTGAGCATGACTGTGTTGAAGTTCATGGGTGGGTGGACTGCGTTGAATGCGAAGAGAAGTCTAGGAGGTAAGGGACGGCCTGAGAAGGGAATTGCGTATACGAGAGTGGAGCGATGTGGATAACCTTGCATTAATCCTCCATTTATTAGTATGTACTATATAGTTAGTTAGTAATACTTATAGAGACAGCCAAAGTGTTTGAAGTAGCAAAGTTGATGTAGGAGGCTGTCACTACACGATTGAACATAGTCCCGGAACCTGTGGAGGCAGAGTTGTAGATGGCAAACTCTCCGATTTGAGAGGAGCCTGCAAAGGTTTCGTTGGTGTTGAATGAGACTGCACCATAAAAGGTACAGGCAGTGTTGGTGGCCGATGTGAGGCCGGTGGTGCCGAAGTTACGGACAGTCATGTAGCCGCCAAGGGCGGTTTGGGTGCTGGAGGGGGCAGTAGAGGAGATGGAGCCAATGGCGATTGCTGACAGTACTTGGGCGTTGCTGCCTGGAGTGAGACGGGCCATGGCCCAGCCTCTGCCACCTGCGGTAACAGTGTTATGTTTCTTCCCCTTCGCTACTATCTTCCCGGTGCGGGCGTCCTTCAGTACAAACTCCAGATAGCCCCTGAATTTGATGTGATCCTTCTTTAGTGTTGCCATTGGTGACCTCCTTTAGGTCAATGCCGAGTGAGTCGGTAAAGATTATGTTGTCCGGTGTGGGCATGTTATTGGCCCTTTCGTTGGCGTGCCATCTGGCCGCTGCGGAGGCGTAGAGCACGGTCTGAGAGGGTTTTTGAGTGTAAGGTGCTGAGAGGTGCCTTGCGTTTGCCGAAGCCCAAGCCAAGAGATTTGGGGCCGATGTTGAATGGACGTTCGGTGTGGTAGTCACGAAAGTCCTGTTCGGCTTTGTCTGCTGCTTTGGACCAGTCCTTTGAGCCGCCTTTTGGTAAGTTTTCTCCGATGGGCATGATAGCCTCCTTATATAGGTGTTAGGCCTTTACTACACTAATTAGAGGCCCTTCGCCACTGATTTCTGCATCTATCCAGAAGTCGGCAGCGTTGAGGGCGGCGGGGGCGGATGGAACGCCACAACCTGCTGACGGGTAGCCGGAGGTGGAGGGAGGGGCGAGGATGGCGATGACTCCGGTGCCGATGGATTTGTTGGCAGTCTGGCGGTCACAGATGTAGATCTTGCCGGTGTTGCCTGGCCATTGCTCGAATAGGATGGATTGGCAAGGGAGACGGTCTGTGGGAATGGTTTCGTTGTTGGTAGCACGAGCAAGGATGCCGCTTAAGGTGATGGTTACATGTCCAAGGGAATGCCACATACTTATTTCTTACCTTTCTCGTATTCCTCTGTAGCTAGGGCAGAGACGGAATATAATGAAGAACCTAGTGAGACGGTATCTCCCTCCTTTAGTATCTTAACCTTGTCTTTGAGAACTGCATTGATTCTGTTTTGCAGGTCGAGGATGACAAGTTCGAGGTATTCCATTATATATACTGGCCTCCTGTTGCTGTTGTTCCAGTAACATCTCCTGGTAGCCAGGTTGTGGCCTGACCGGCAGTGTTGATTACTGCTCCTACCTCAGAGTTAAATCGCTTGCCGGTAGCCGATCCAGACCAAGTTGGGGTGCCGGAGAATATTACTAGGGCAAGGTTGGAAGCGTTAATGAAGGCTGTGGAAAAAGCAGGAGTGCCTGATATGGTTATGGTTCCACCCTGAAAGTCTACGTTGCTTTGTTGGTAGCAATAAACATGAGCCCCAGCAGCACCACTGATGGTATACCCACCGTTAGCAATGGTTATAAATGAGTTCTTGTAGCATAGGATGTGGGCAATTCCACAAGCTCCAAAGTTTACTTTGTCAATATTTACATAACTCCCCAGAAAGACAAATAAGCCATATCGAGCACCTGTGAGTCCAGTTGCTTGAAGTTTCAGTGACCTGAGGTTTATTTGTGAATAGGCCATGCCTGATACTGTAATCGGAACGCTCGTTCCCCCTTCAATCAAAACGGCTGATGTCGAACTCGTGTTGCCTTGAATAGTGATTATCCCGGCTCCTAGCTTTGGGCCTAAGACGTTGACAGCCTCACTATAGGTGCCATCACCTACTTGAATTGTTATGCCATACCCAAATGAGTCCAAGAGTAGACTGGTGTTAACGGCTTTTTGGATGGTTAAGAATGCTCCGGCTGCACTGTTTACAAGGCCGGTGTTGGCGTCGTTGCCGTCTGTGCGGACGTAGTAGGTGCGGGCGGCGGTTAATCTCTCCCGGACTCCTGTAATGGATGCGTATAGGGTGTCGAAGTATGTTTTTAGGGTGGCTTTGACGTTCGCCCAGGAGAGTTTGGTCAGGATGTTTCCGGCGGCGCTGTCCATCAGGCCCAGTTGGTCTGCATCGATGGGCGGGGTTTTGGAGTTGGCGCTATTTATCAAAGTTCCTATGCGTTGGGTGGTTACGTCGGTTTCCAGAGACTGGACATGAACCAGGATTACTCCGACTGTGGCAGACTTTACTTCTACGGTTCCTACCCACTGAATGATGTTTGGGAAGGAGGGTTTGACGTTGGTGAGTTCTCCGGCAGTAGAGGCTGAGACGTATAAGGAGTCTCCTTCGTTCCAGGCACTGGTGTCAAAGCCGGTTAACCTGCCTATAATCATTATTTCGCCAAAATTGCCGTTAGCGACAGTTGCTGTGGTGATACCAACAGCTGGCATGGTGGTGGAGGAGTCGGCTTTTGCCATGGCGAAGTTAGGTTTATTGTCGGTAGAGCCGGTGTAGTAGACTGCACGGGCTGTAGCTATTGGAGCGCCTGTGGTATTACGGGCTACCCGGAAGGTGTCTTGGTTGATGCGGTTTACTACACCAAGGTCGGTGATGGTTTCTAGAACTGTGAAGTCGGCATCAGCTACAGCGAAGATACGGATCTTGTCTAGGTCTGGGGCTGGAGGAGTGGCAGACTCAGGGAGGTCGATGTTGAGAGGTTCTATTGTTCCGGCAACGGTGATCTTGCCAGGTGTTTCTGTGATAATGGAGTCGCCAATGGTGGTAGGGCCGGTGAACTTGGCGATGGTTCCGGTAGTACCGCCTGAGGAGGTTACGTTTCCACCACCGTCACTGATGTGGGCATCGCTGAAGTTACCTATGGCCATATAGACTCCTTAGCCAGGCTTTGAGACGTTGCCATCTGGTGAGAAGGGGTTCAGGATGGTTTATGAACATTTGGGGAGTGCCGATTGTTATCATGGTTAGCCGCTTTCGGAGACTGCACCACTGGATTTTTGTTGTGGAGGTTCCTGACCTGAAGATTTACGACCGGCTGCGTTTACTTGCATGCCTAAACCCAGTTGTTGCTCTGCCATCAGGCGTTCTGTGATGGTGCTGGCTCCTTCGGGAGGGTTGCCGACGTTGGGAACGTTTAGTACTTCAAGTAGTGTCCAGTGGTCTACTAAGCCAGCCCGAGAGAGTTGGAGGTACTTTAGTTGAGTCTCGATTTCGGAGGCGTTCAGGAGAGAGGATGGGGCGATGTGGTATGAGACCTGGTTGAAGAACTGTTTGGCACGGTTGCAGCGAGGCATTGGGCCACGAGTGAGGGATTCGGTTTTGATTATGCCTTCGGAAGAGTAGTCTTCTGCCATCCAAGCTGGAATGAATGACCCTGGGTCCATGTCGAAGTCGTCGTTGGTTGCGCCTTTGTCGCCAAGAATTGCGAGGCGTAGGGATAGAGGGTAGAACTGGGCGAAGTTGGAGGCTGCTATGAAGGCGAATTCACGCATGAAGACTTCTATGATGCGGCTTCGGAGGCGGACGGAGGGGGTCATGGACTCCTGGACTCGCTCGATGGTTTCAGGGGCAGGGACCTGGTTCATGCGCATCAGGTCGGAAAGGTCACGGACTCCTGGGATCTGGTAGATTTTTTCCTCGTAGTATTGGAGGATCTGCATTACGTCTGGAGGAAGGTTGGGAGGGGGTTGGATTAGGATGCCTTTGCCTGTGAGCATGTTTTGGCGAACTTTGAGACCGGCTTTACGGGTGTCTATCTTGTTGAGGTCGGACTGAGAGACAGTGGTTTTGTCTGCGATTACAGCTGGACGGGCTACCTGTTCCAGGTGATCGTCTAAGACACGCATTAGGGAGTCTATGGATTTTTGGAGAGAGAGGATATCCCAGAGGATTCCTTTACCGAGCCAGCTCCAGGGCCAGGGGTCGAGAGTTAGTTTGTTGAGAGGAATAAGGCCATGCCAATAGATGGAGGGGCCGTCGTAGAGGATGGCTGAACTGGTGAAGACAATGCAGCGTTTGCGGGGGTAGAGAGGTTCACCTTTTTCTACTTTGTAGGACCAGTTATTGAGGGGTTTGCCGTCTTGCCAGTCACCCATGAAGCGGGGGTGAGTGGACTCGTTACGGCTATCATCACCTATGTATGCAGTGTAGAGGTCTACGGAGGGGATGCGAGGGAGTTCCTTTGCAGGTTTTTCGTTGAAGAGGCGTTCCCTAAATGGTGATCCATAGGTGTCGAAGAGTTGGCCGACACGGGAGTTTTGGAGGGACTGTGAGACCATGGAGCCGTCACGGTCTGGGACGATGAGATGAGACTTGTGAGGGTATCGGGAGCGGACGTAGTTTACAGGACGTTGGACTCTTTGGATGGCTCCTACACATTCCTGGATAGAGAAGGAGGTGGATGGTGGGCGGATAGGAATGATGTCACGGGGGTCTTCGGCAGAGATGTCTAAGTCTTGAGTTACTGTGTTGTAGAATTGGTGTGCATAGCCGGTGCCTGCGCAGAGGGAGTAGCGGATTACATCAGCGAATTTGAGGTCTATGACACGGTTTAGCCACCAGTGCTCTGAGAGTTGGCCAAGGATTTCACAGTGCTTTTTGAAGCGGTCGTTGCGGGTGCGGTATTCCCAGAAGGGTTTTACGTCGGTACACATTGCGGTGAGATCGGTGGCGACTTTGGCGGTGTGGTTGACGGAGGTTTGGGAGAGGACTGAAGATTGGAGAGTTTTTACGTCACCAAAGATGGCTTTTATGGTGTCGGAGATGAGGGCGTAACCCTTTTGGACACGGATGAAGGCCTCCCCTTCTTCGAGGGCTTCTTTTGCCCAGCCAAGAACAGAACTTTCATACTCTGATATAGGAATATTAACCACTATGCCACATCCTTCCATGTCCACCGTTGAAGTGCGGCCCATATAGCACTATTAGACATACCAAATTTATGAGCTAAAGCATAATGACTGACTCCTGTAGGCCACAATCGACGTATTTCTCTTACTATAGTTGGAGTCATCTTTGGTACACGACCTCTACGTACATTTACTAACCTAGTGACAGGCTCTAAGTGGTTAGGATTTATACATGACCTATTCCTACAGAGGTGGTCCAACTCCATACCTTCCGGCACTGGCCCGATAAAGTGTTTATATGTTACTACATGAGCCATTTTTTGGTGGCCATTAATATAAAACCTTCCATAGCCATTAGGTTGTCTACCACCAATCCAGATAAGGCAGTCAGTATCAGAAGCTAGCTCTACTTTACGACTATGACGAGACCCATGACCATTTCTAAACAACTTGGGCTCTCCCCTAACCCAACCTTTACTAACGTCCGAGTACACTGCCTTAGTAGTTTCTAGTCCACAGCCACATCTACACATGCCATAACGCATATCCTCTGAATGATTTATCCACTTTAGTACTTCTTTGGGATCTATGAGCATTGTTAGTCTGCTCCATTTCCAGAATTGTACCACAGAGCCTCGTTGAGGACTCCGTGGTCACGCTCAAACTTTTCAAGGTCGTGGGCGGTTTCAAATTCTACACGTTCCCAGCCACGGCGGGCGTACCTGTTGTCCTTGATATCGTTGCGGCCTGGGTAGGCTATTTCTCCTGTGATTGGGTCACGGTAGACAATGGTTCGGTTTAAGGGGTGAGCTGCGGCGGGAGAAGACAGTGAAGACCGCCAGAGGATTTCAAGCTCACCCCCCTCACAGTGGCGTATGGAGGATGGCCACGGCGAAGCGTAATAGTTTTCGATGATGGTGCCGCACTTTGAGCATTGAACGTCGTGATGGGGCATCTTATGCCTCCTTCATGTAAGGAAGGTCTGCCAGGTCTATGGGGGGACGCTTTGTGTGCAAGGCCTCACGTTTGGCTGCTCTGGCAGACTTTTCGGCACGGTCGAAGTGGGCCTTGAGAATACGGCGACGTTCAGCACGAGAGAGGGTGGAGAGGTACTGTTCGTAAGATAGTTGGTCTGGAGTTCTGGTATCCATAGTTCTACCTCATCGCCGCGAACTCTTCCAGGCCTTGGATGGTGTGTTCGGCGAGGAATTGTTCAAAGGGTTTACCAAAACATCTGGTCTTTAAGCGGGTAAGAAGTTGTGGAGGGAGTTGGACTTCGACATCACCGATGCGGGCTGTGACGTAGCGTTCCATTACTTGAATGATCTCGTCGGCGTCGTTGAAGTTACGGCCAAACAGGCGATCAAGGCGTTTGCGTTGAGTGTCGTTGATGTAGATTGGCTTTTCAGCGGAATAGCTGACGCAATCGGTCAGGGTTTTGGAGAGGACCTTTTCCAGGGTGCCTCTGGATTCGTACTGTTTGAGTACTTCGTCGGGAATGTTTAGTTTGATTGAAAGTATGGACACATCATCCTCCTGCTTCGGAATACGTTATATTGGTGAAATTGTCAAGTGATTTCATAGTTAATGTAGCCTATTGTTCTGACTGGATCTCGTCGAATCTGTCAGCCCAGGCGTCTAACATTTTCTCGTAGGAGATATCTGAGCGTTGCCAGTCAGGTTGTTTGGTGGTTGAGACCTCTACCTTTTGGTTGTCTACTTGGAATGACCAGTCGTGGGCTGCCCAGATTGCCATTAGGATGGCACGTACCCGGTCGTCGTGTTTACCACTGGATGCTTTGGCTGTCATTTTGAGTTCGTCGGATTCACAGTGGGCGAGTTCTTCGGCGAGGTATGAGGAAAGGATGCGAATCTGGTTCTTGGTTATGTGACGGGTGCCACGAATCCAGAGGTCACGTACACTTTTGGGGGAGGACTGCCAGCCGAGAGAGGTAGTTAGGCGTACACTCATGGAGTCAAGGTACTTCCAGATGAACATGTTGTGGTAGCCTAAGCTGTTGAGCATTTTGCGCTGGGTTAGGAGGCCGAGGCCTCGATAGACTTCTATGATACAAAGGCATTGGCCCATGTCATCACTACCTGCGTATAGTCTGCCTAGTACGTTGGCGATGTCGGCAAGGTCCTCTGGGTCAATTGGGGCTGCGTATTCGCAGACTTGGACATCAGGGTTACCGTTGCGGCCTACCTTGAGGATTTCGATAGCGCCGTTATCGGTGCGGAGATCGTCACGAGTCCTTAACTGTCTGTCCCAGGTTACTATGCCGACTGTGGGGTCGATTCCCATGACGTAGGTTTCACGATTAAGAGGGGGTTCGAGCATTAATACGAGGCCTCTTGGATCTAGGTCATCGGGAGCATTGGTATCCTTTAACTCACCTTCGTTGCCGATTCTGTAGTACTTTGAGTAGTCTACCATTAGGCCCTTATAGATATGTCATAGTAATGTGGATTGATGGTTCCCAACCTGATGCGTTCAAGAGTTTCCACACTGAATTGGGAGTTACCTGTGTGCTGGAAACTTTCTTCGGGGGTTGCACAGTAGTTAGTGAGGAATAGGTTGAGTTTACCACGCCTGAGGGCTGCGGAGCGTTCTGTTTCGTACCAATAGAGTTGTTCTTTATCGAGTAACACGTCCCTGCCTGTAAACTGTCTGGAGGTTTCGTAGACTTTGCGGGCGTGTTGCATGGTCAGGTCTGTGGGGTTCCAGGTTGAGGGTGGGTGAGCCTTGTTCTTCTTTGATTCTATGTACCAGGGGGCGAAGATGTAACGCCATCTTCTTTGGAGACCTTTGCGGACATCTTCGGTGAAGTCATACCACCAGCCACCCATACCATTGGCAGTGGATTCTAGCATGCAGAGAGTGTTTATGCCAAGTGGGAGGGTGGGGAAGAAGTCCAGTTCTATCATGTTTGGGTAGGGCCAGAAAGCACACTCTGTAAGGTGGGCTAGGTCGAACTGTCGTCCTTGGCCAAGGCCTGATTGTTGGCGGGATTGTTGGTAGAGTATTCGAGAGTCCAGTTTGCTGAAGTAGAGGTGTTCTGCCTTAACATCGTAGCCGATTTCCGGTTTTAGATAGAAGGGTAGGTTGTCGATGCAGAGCTTGTCACGGTCGTAGAGTTCCATGATTTTATCATCGTCAATGGAAGCGGCCATTCCACGCATATGACGGTAATTGGTGAGACGGTGGCAGAGTATTATACGAGAGAGAGCAGTGGCTCCCAATTGACGAGATTTGTGCATTACTACGCAGATACCATCTACTATATTGCCTCTTAAATGGGCATCCCATTGCTCCTCTTCTATACTGCTGATCTTTTCGAGTGCCAGTTCCTGAGAGGCCCAAAATTTTACCCGTCCTACTCCACCACCGACTGAACCGTCCTTCTGCATTGTAGAGTATAAGTCTGCCCACCTGCGGAAGGAACACTTACTGAGTATGCGTTCGTCACGGATGAAGTTTAGTTCTTCCGTCATCAGGCCTCTGGTGAGTTGGCCTTTGTCATCAAGGAGAGATTCGAGCCTACGGCGAAACTCATCCACTTCCTTGATAGACCTCTGGTTCACCTTTACCTTAAGAGCCTTCTCTATTGCCTCTATACGCCATTGGACTACTTTTGGGCTATACATTATTGGACTCTGCGCGGGCCTCTGTACATGAGGCCTGTTTTGGTTTCCACTATCCAGTCCTTTGATACTCTGTGGTTAAGGAGTCTGTCTTCCCAGTCTGCGGCTACGTGGTACCATAGACTTAGTGGTTTGTGCCTTATGAACCATGATGGGATATACTGTACCAGAGCGTCACAGATTAGTCTTAGTCTATGCATGGTGTAGACTCCAGGCTATGAGTAGTAATATGGCTATACCTATAGTGAACCCTATAAGGAGTGCAATGAGAGGTCTCCATAGGTCTGTCATTGTTAGTCACCCTCTTTGAGTACCTCGTCCATTCCTAGTCTAAGGCGCATCTCCTCTATGAATTGTTTAACGGGGTCGGTGTAGGTGACTTCTACTGGGTCAGGAGGTTCAAGAGGAGTAGTCTGTGGGGTCTGTTGGGTAGTCGTCATCGGATTGGTAAGGGGTGTTGGGGGTGGTGAGATCCGCATGTTCTCCATCCTTGATACCCGTATCTCCAGGTCCTTCAGTTGTTGGCGCATCTCCTGTAATAGCATTGTTAGTAGGCTGTTCATTTGTCTCCTCCGTAACTTCTGTGTATTCTGCTTCAAATACCCTGTCTATGTTGGCTATCTGGTCTTCCATTAATGGGATGCCTTTGGTGACGTTGAGAACGTTAACCTGGCCGACGTTGCCTTTTCTGAGGCCGACTGTCTCGAATGCCAACAGTCTTGCGTCTTTGTCGCCCTGGACCCTGAGTGTGCCGTCGCCATGGCATACAGGGCAGATAGGATCTTTGATTTTATTTACTTCCCGGCCATGCATTACACCCTGACCCTGGCATGTGTCACAGGTTACCATCTTTGATTTGGAGTCTATGGCTACGTCCTCCATTATGTCCGGCATGTGACCCATCATTCGAACTATGCCTTGGGTCTTCATGTGGTTGCGCCAGATTTCTACAACGTCTTGGATGCTCATGCGGCATTTTCTGCATAACTCCGCGAAGGAACAGTTTACGAATCTGGGGTTGTTGATGGCAGCAAGGAGCATGTTATAGCGGGGGTCGTTACTTACTTCAAGAGCCTGTTTTACGTCCGGCATCCGTACTTCTTTGTAGAATGACTCTAATGCTTCCCGAACTTTCTGCCTGCTTACTACTGCATCTTTGGAGTGAGCCCTGCCGTCGTACTTTTTGGCCTTTGGGGACCTTTTGTAGCGTCCGGCCTCTTCTCGTGCGGTGAGGGGGTGTACTTTGGTGTGGGAAGGGTGATTCGGGCGTCTGCGCTCCTTTTTGGAGAGTTCTGCCTCTAGGATTGCTAGTCCTGTGGCTAGATCAGGTAGTTCTGAGGGTTTTGTCACTGTTTGAGCCTCCACTTGTGAGTTCAAGTTTTCATCAAAATGGCACCCTTCATATCTGTAAGTCAAGGTTTTTCTTCGCGCACCGACGAAGTACACCCTTTTTATACCCTCTACCACCTGCAAAGAGTCGGTATATTCACCTTTTCTTCACCTCCTGTATAGGGCTGCGCCAATTTTTTATTTTTTGTTGGCAACGAGAAGCCAAGCGCTCAGCGCAGAGCCCCCGCCCCCGTCCCCCAGGATAATTGAAAGTCAATTTCACAATTGAGATTGGCATGAAAATGAAAGCCTAGTTCATTGTGGTCGTAAAGCCTTGTGGCTATAGGAGTTAGAGCCGCTAGGATTTACTGTGAAATAGCGTTTCAGCAATGGCTGTAAGTAGCTGTAATTGTTAGAGTTATGGGTTTAATCGCGTTTTGGGTGAGGTGCCGGAAATGTAAGGGGCAATTGAATTCGACCTATACTATAGCTTAGTATTAGTAACAGTGATATCAATGATAACAGTATAAAAAGGAGAGAAATATGTTGACAGCAGAGATAAAGGATGTTAAAGGTGTTAGAGTTTTGGCGTTGGAATTGCCGATCAGTAACCCGACACCGAGTTCTACTGGTAAGATGATGTTAGTGGCTTCAACGGGTGGGTTTCAGGCTACTACCGTCATTATTGATGAGAAACCAGTCAAAGTAAGTGTAATGGCGGGTTTCAATGCAAAATAGCCTAATTTAGGCTAGGCTGTAAGTCCTTTAGACACAACATTTATGGGCATGCTCAAACTCAGGTTTGGGTGTGCCCTTTTTTTGTGTCTGTAAGTGTTGTGACATAAGGGGTTATGGAGGCATGTGAATGTGGGTGATATGCCCCACTTGAACCCTTATTTAGGTGTGAGTTATGTATGGTTTGAACCGTTATGTGGAAGAGGTTTGGACCATTGTGTGCTAGTGGTGATAGTAATAGTAATAGTTAAACAATAAGTGTATTGAATGGAGGAAGTTATGGCTAACAAGAGTAAGGCAGTGGCGATTAAGATTGAAGAGTACCTGGTGAAGGCACTTGGGGTGGCTGTTGAGAAGTTACCCAGAGGGATGAATGTGAAGGCAGGAGAGGGAGTGAGGTTCAAGGGGGTGTTGGGGATGGCAGTGGAAGCGGTGTTCGTACATATCCTGATCAATAAGGGACATGAACTGGCCCTGGTTGAGAACAAGGAGTGCAGTGAGGAGAGACCATGTATGGGATGCCGAAAGGATGTGTTTAGGGCACATGTGAAAGCAGCATGTGATGCGGGATTGGTAGTAATGGTAAAGGGAGTTAAGTGGGATACGTTCTATGCCCAATCGGAGGTTGGGGAGAAGCATTATCAGGTGAACAAGGATGTTGCGGAAGAGGTGCTTGCTCAGCTGTAAACTGTCAATATGAACTATTATAAAGGGCTGACCTTTTACCTTAGGTGTTACCTTAGTGGTGAAGGGTTGGCCCTTTTTTTTTGTGTGAATATAACTATCTATATTATGTAGTTAAAGGAGGTAGAGATGGTAATTAGACTAGGGATTGGAGATAAAAGTATTGGGATATGCGAGGTGAAAAAGGTTGGAGAGGAAACTGGCAACTTAGCCTTGGTTATTACAAACAAAAGTGGTGCAGAGAGAATTAGTGATACAGGAGATATGGAGGATGAGGATATTGTGATTGTGTGTATGAGTATGGAGTCTGCAAAGATATTGTTGCAGGCTGCAAAGGAGTTGGTGGAGCTTATGAAGGGTGGGTATCAGGGACAGGAAGAGAGTGGTGAGGAGGAGGTTAAAAATGCCAATACCTAAGGTTACTGCGAGGTGCTGGTTGGAGAATGCTATCTCAAGGTTAAGTGGAGGTGATGGAGAGTACTTTGTTGACCATAGCCGGACAGTAGAGGAGTTGAAGTGTGTGCTGGCCTATGTCAAAGCTTCAAGAGCCCCAAAAAGGAGGAGGAAGGATGCCAACCCTAAGTGATAAGAATTTGGCTAAATTGATTGAGTTTCAGTTAAAGAGGGAGACTGACCATAAAAATGGAAAGAAGAGTAAGGGTGTTAAGGGAGGTAAGAAATGAAATGTCCAAAGTGTGGATGGTTCCTACTAGGATGCGACGATGACCGTCATTGTGGAAACGTAAATTGTCCAGATGGATATGACGTAAGAAGGTATCTTACACATGCCTCAGATCGTCGATATTTAGTAGAGATTTGCACACTTGGCAACGGATATATAGTGCGAAGGCACGTATCGTGGCGGGATACTACATGTTCTTGAAGAGCAGATGCGGGAAGAAGGAAGGTAAGAAGTGTTCACAATGACTGAACCGTTTACCCCGTTGCAAATAAGATTGGTGGTGATTGGAGTTGTTGCTTTATTGGGAATGATAGGGTGGTTGCTGGGTATAGTAGTTGAGTATGTGAGGGATAAATGATTCCGGATCACACCCTTTAGCAACATTGATAGCTAGAGTGTTGGTAAGGGGTGAGACCTTGAATTGCACTTAAAAATCTCAAGGAGAGGAGGAGTATGGAGTGTACCAACGAATATGAAGCCCTAAGTCAAGAGGCCATAGAGGTAATAGGTGAGGTTGAGTCATGGATTGCAACATGGATGGTAGCGCATAAACATGAGTTTAAGTATAGAGAGTTATAGTATTTGGCTATGCTGGCTATTAATGGTGTGGGGGCTGAAATAGTGCTGGGGGCTGCAATGGAGAAGAGACGCAAGGAGAAGAGAGATAAGAAGTGAGTGGACTTAATAGCAATATACGTAGTGAGAATTACTGGAATGAAATCTGTGAGAATTGTGGACTGAGTAGGGGAGTTCATTATGATGCAAGGTGTCCTAGTTATGTGGATTGTGGGAGTGAGAATATACAACCTGGACTAATGTTCAGGGAGAGTGGAAGGTATGTAGAGTCAACTGAGCCGTCTGGTACCAGGGCAGCTAATTTAGTTAGGGAACTGGATAGTAGGGATAGTAGAGAAACGGATAGTGGGGATACGTATGATGAGATTTGTGGAGTGTGCGGGATTAGAAGAGGAGGACACTTTGGTACAGAATGTCCATTAGGTACGGGGCTTATAGTAAATAGGAGATCAGAAAATGACCCTCATACAGAATTTGTGCATACTGGTAGATATATTAGAAGGGAGTTCCAGCCTAGAGGGATGGTGGCAAGGGATATACAGGAATTGAGAAATAGAGGTAATAATGTAAATACTATTAATAGTAACAATATAGTTAATACAATAAGTAATATGTCTAATGTAAGGGAGGAACAATTGAGTACTGACATTCCTATAGTACCTGCTATAGAGAGTACTACAAGTAGTATGGGTAGTGTTAGGGCAGGTGACCCCACTGAAGGATGGGTATTGGTGCCTGGGAGTGGAGATAATTTGGATAGGTTGAATAGGGAAGGGATTGCTGCGACTGTTGTCTCTGTACAGAGACCAAGGACGTTTAGCGGAATAGCGTTCCCGGCAAGTGACTTGGCGAAGGCAAGAGGGCTGATGAGTATTGGTGATGGAGATTGGGTTGAGACGGATATGATGGGAGTTAGGATGTTGGTTAGGAGAGAGAGTGGTGAGAATAGAGAGAGTACTGTTGGGCCGACTTTGGATTGGGAAGAAATAGCAATGAGCGTGTTAGGAAGTCCTATACCAATGCCTAGTGTTGGAACAGCACTGAGACTGGAAGATATGCCTGTATTGAGACCTCCAATAGGAAGTGTAGAGTATAGAGAGGCTTCTCCAATTGGTGAGCTAGTGCCCGTTATTGAGCCAGTGCTAGTGGCTGCTGCAACTACTGCAGCAGAAAGTACTGTTAAGAGCAAAGAGAAGTATGAGGTGGTTTTGGAGAGTGATAATAATATGGAAGCATGGAGTAAGATGCTTCCGGTGTTGGAAGAGTTTGCGGTTAGGTTGAAGAGAGATATTAGTGTGATGAATGCACATGGATGTGGATGGGATAGGAAGAGTGTTGAGGAAGGGAAGTTGAGGATAGTGTTTTGGGCGAGTACTAGGGGAGATATTGTTCCTTATACATACACAAGCATGATGTGGGGAGTTAAGGCAAATGATGGACAGCATGATGGGTGTGTGAAAGGTAATGATATTGACTTTTACATAAATAGTCCAGAGGGTCAAGTAGTAGGTGAGTATAGCAAGGGTACGTTGTTTGTACTGTTTGATTTACCACATTGGTCTTATGGATCGAATGATAACGTTGAGAAGTTGTTGAGAGGAATAATGGAGGATTTTGCTGGTAAGTTAGGGGTAGGAGAGCTTACGGAGGAACAGAGAAGGGTATTAAGGTTTACTAAGTTGTATGAAGGAGTAGTGAAGGAGAGCTTTAGAGTTATGGAGGAGAGAAGTAACGCATATAAGAAACAGATTGATGATTATAATAGGAGATTGATGGAGATTGTAAGGGAGCTTAGTAAGAGTAACATGGCATTGGAGTTTATGAAGAAAGGAGCGGAAGATAGTGGAAGGACAGCAGTTAAGAAGTTGGAAGAGTTAATGAGGCTTGATAGAGTGGTAAAGGTGGATATAGAAGGGAAGTATGTGAGAGTATATACAAAGAGAATAGACTTTAAGTATGCAGGTGTAATGTATGTAGGGCATGAGTTTATTATATGGTTGAGTGTTGGAGAGGGCTCGGTTTATGTGAAGAGTGCGGATAAGTTGCCCAAGACGAATGGAATGATTCATCCGCATGTGGGAAGTAGTGGAGTGCCGTGTTTTGGGAATATAAACAAGGGAGTACTTGATTATCTGGCACAGTTGGAATTTGCGGCGGCTGCACAGTTGATCATGGAGTATTTAGGTATGTGTAATGATGGAGACTGGTATGAGAATCCGACGCACTTTAGGAAGTTGGAAAGTGTGAAGGAAGAGGAGTTGGTTAAGTTGAGTGTTGCAGGAGTTATTGCTGATAGTACAGTTGGTGGGAGTGTAGTTAGTGAGAGTGCTGTTGCTGTGGAGAACCCTCCGGAAGCGTTAACGTACTGGATATGCCCTAATTGTGGGGATGAGATAGATAATGGTGATGCTGAGCCTTGTCCTGATTGTGGGTATTGTAATGAGTGTTGCGAATGTACTAACTCACCTGACGACGAAGGAGAGGAGCCCTAAACATGAAAGCGTTCATATTACCTGAGGCTAAACAGAAGTTAGATCTGTATGTAGATGCCACTACAGATGAGATTTCAGGACTTGGGAAGGTTATTGTAAGGAATAAGAAGTTATATATTGAAGATATATACCTTCTAAAACAAGAGAGTGGAGGTAGTAGTACAGAGTTGGATCAGGAGTCAGTAGCGGAGTTTATGACAGAGATGATGGCAAGGAATGAGCCGTTGGAGAGTTTAAAACTCTGGTGGCATTCACATGGAACTATGGGAGTATTTTGGAGTGGGACAGATGAAGATACGGCAAGGAAGTTTGGTAATGGGTGGATGATGAGCTTGGTGGTAAATAGGAAAGGGGAATATAAGAGTAGGTTGGACGTATATGAGCCGGTAGATTTGGTGGTTGATAATATAGAGTTGGATGTTGCGCTTAGATTTAATGAGGAGTTAAGGGAGAGGATAAAGGCTGAGGTTGCCGAGAAGGTTAGTAAGAAGGGTTTTGTTACTGTAGGTGGGAATGGTTATATGGGTTATGGAGGGTATAGGGATGGATGTGGGTTTCATCCGGGGATTGATAGTAGGGATAATATTGATACTGATAAGAATGGTTACATGAGTGGATGGGAGAAGGATGCTAGTGGTATATGGAGAAAGGTGCAGATACCACTTAAGGGTGATACCAATACTGTAAGTAGTAATGGTGGTAATGGTAATAATGGTGTTGTTGGTAAAGGGTTAACAGAGTTAGAGAAGTCCAGAAAAGAGCTGGAGGAGGATGAGGATATGATGATGAATGGTTGGGGGTTTGTAGGATGAATATTAGTGGAAGTAGTGAAAGTAGATATTGGAGACAGATGGATATAGTGAGGCCGGATGAGTTACCGGCTGTTACTGTGATTGGAGCTGGAGGAATAGGGAGTTTTACGTTGTTGGCGTTGGCGAAGATGGGTGTGACAGAGCTGACTGTATTCGATGCTGATAGAGTAGAAGAGCATAACTTACCTAACCAACTGTATTCTATTACTGACATAGGATTGCCTAAAGTAGAGGCTGCAAGAAGCTTAGGAGCTATGTTTTCAGATGCTAATGTATATGGAATCATGGGGAATGTAACTAAGGAATTGGACTATAAGTTTGAAGGTGTTGTGGTCAGTGGTGTGGACAGCATGGCATCACGTAAGGAGATATGGTCCAAGGTGAAGATGAAGGGTGCTGTACAGTTGTATGTGGATGCCAGGATGGGGGCAGAGGTTGCCAGAATACACTCCATTAACCCTTGTGATCCAGACCATATAAAGTGGTATGAGTCTACACTTTATGATGACAAGGACGCTATTGAGGAGCCTTGCACAAGCAGGGCTATTATCTATAATGGTTTCATGATAGCAGCGCTGATTGCAAGTCAGGTGAAAAAGTTTGCTAAGCATGAGTCTTTAGTGAAAGAGATAATTATGGATATGAAGACTTTGATACTGATGGTGGAAGCATGAGTATTGATGAAGAGAAACTGTTGAGTGGTAGTTATGGGATGAATCTGAGTGGTAAGGAGATGGCTGTGCTGTATGCTATTGTGGGGAACAGTAGTACTAATAGAGCAGATAATGATCTGGCTACGGTTGGTATTAGGTATAGAATAGCAAGTAGTGATGATACCACAATGGCTCTACACAGAAAGATCTGTAGTATACTGAGAAATCATGGAGTTATGTCATAAGAGTGTTGCGTAGTACAGCAGGGTAGCCCCTGCACTTTTATAATTAGTTAACTAACAATAAACTTACAATTTCCCTTAAGGGAAGAAAGAGAAGACAAAAATGAGCAAGACTGTTAAAGTGGCAAAGTTGGGAAGTGCCGTGGTTGAACTTTTTCTGGATGATGCTGCAACTGTTGACCAGGCCATCGAGGCCGCTGGTATGAGTGCGGATGGATTCCAGGTAAGGGTGAACGGACGTACTCCCTGTGAGAGTCTGAACAATGGAGACATGATTACCCTGGTTCCGGCGATCAAAGGTGGACGTTAGGAGGTAGTAGTAAGTAGTAGTTAGTAATATAGTAATAAAGGCCCTCTTTACTGTAACAGGTATAGGGGGCCTTTTTTTTATGGAGGTATAATATTAACTATGTATATGGAAGGAGTATGATGGATGAATACTACTATAGCAGCAGAACAAGCAGCAAGTACAGCAGCAGATAGAGCTGCAGAAGTTGTAGAGAAGGTATCAGATGAGCTGCTAAGGTACCTAAAGGATGCTGTAGAAGTTGGGAAGGAACAGGTACCTTTGGTTATTACACAGTATATACATAAGGAGATATGGGAGTGGAGTTTTTTACTTGGGCTATGGATTGTAATTGGAGTAAGCGGGTGGCTGTTGTGGAGTGCATGCTGGAAGAACAAGGATGAGTGGGATGTCGAACTAGGTATGGCAGGGCTTCTAATAGGTATATGTATGCACACAATGGGTACTATTGGAGTTTTAGTGGCTATTGAGAGTCTAGTAAGTATTTGGATAGCTCCTAAGGTGTTTATACTAGAAAAGTTATCATACTTACTGAAGGGAGTATAAGTGGAAGACAAAGAAGTTACTAACTATGCTATAGCATTGTTGGTGAAGGACAAGGATTATAAGGTTGGTAGGATTAAGGACTTAGAGAGGGCAATATATAATAGAGAAGTAGAGTTAAGGAGTGTAAAGCGTGACTTAGAGAAGGTACAGGGAGAACTGGATATTCTGAATAAGAGTATCAATAAACTAAGAGGTTCTCAACAATGAACATGTCAGTAGATATAGTCTTAGTAAGTGCTGATGGTAAAGAGGTTATATCAGTGAAGGATGAGTTGTGCGAATACGCAGAGATGGATATCCTTACCTATAAGAATAAGTTCTATGTATATAGTAGTACAGACGAATTACAGGTTAGTTACTATGTGGAAGGGTATATAGGAAGAGTTAGTAAGGAAGATGTGGTTGTAGATAAGGGTGAGAATAAGAATTAGGACATGAGCTATGATGTATGGTTAGAAAAGGATGGAGAGATTTGTAGGGTTAATCCTCATATTGAGGGAGGCACTGTAATGATTGGTGGTAGTCCAAAGGCAGAGATGTCTGTTACCTATAACTATAGTGAAGTGTACTACTTATTTGGATTTACATTAAAGAGTTTGGATGGAAAGAAAGCCGGATATGTAGTGGAGGAATTAGGAGAGTTAGTGCATAAACTAGGTACTAAAGAATATAAGAGAGATTACTGGGCTCCTACTCCAGGTAATGCTGGACATGCCCTTAATGTGCTATTGGGGTGGGCACTATTAAACCCAGATGCAACGTTTAGGGTTGAAGCTTAGGACATAGACATGAGCCATGGTGAAAAAGATATTCCTCCTGCAATATTGAGGGGATTGAAGAACTATGAGAGGGATCATACTCCAGTTGGAGGCTTCCTGAGGGCGGTTTTATGCAACGACCTTATGGAGACCATGCATAGAGGAGATGAACGCAGCCTGGAGGCTCTCAGAGCAATTGTTGAGTATGTGTATTGGGAGCTTCCAAGTGATTGCTGGGGTGACTATGATAGGTATAAGAAATGGATTGGACTAATCCAGAAAAGTGGAGGAAAGATGACTAAAACCTATGAGTAATATAGTAGTTATAGTTAATGGAGGTAGGTATAGAGTAGAAGCTGGGATAGTCAAGGATGAGGATAAGGTTACCATAAGCTTAGATATCCTCCCTAACATAGTTGAGGGTATACCCTCTGACCTAAGCATGGTATCGCTAAGGTTTAATAGTGATGAGGGTCTAATGGAGTTTGGCAGTAAGGTAAATGAGGCTATATTTAAGGCTCTTAAGGACACTAAGGACACTAAGGGTACTGTTGATAAGGTATATGACAAGGTTGTAAAGGAATGAGTGGGGAGAGTAACCCTATAAAAGAGCCCTTAGTATGGAAGATAGTAGAGGCTTTAATTATAAACCTACTGTTAGGCATAGCACTAGCAGTAGCACTAGTGGAGGTATGTATAGAGTGCATACGTGGGTGGTGGAATAGGTGACACTAACTACTATTATTAACTATTAACTACTAACTATAAGTACTATATATAGTTATAGTTATAGTACTATATATATATATATATATATACTTATAGTTAGTAGTAAAAGGAGAACTAAATGGACATTTATGAGTCAGCAGGTAAGTTGCTGGCTGACGTAGAATTTGAGATCAAACGGTTAGGGGCGTTTAGGGCTGCCCTTACAGAACTGGTACTTACTGGTAAACAGCCAACTATTAGCGTTGAGGGAGTGAAACCAACGCATTTGGCGTCTGATGTAAGGAAAGCGTTTGAGTCTACTACCAAACGCAAGTACAAGAAAAAATCTGGACATAACCATGGAGGAGAAGAAGTGGTGTGGCCTTTGATTCTTGAAAGGCTAACAGGTGCTACAGAGGAGTTGAGAAACAGGGATATTGCCGACATGCTAGGAATGCCTATAAGTACAATAGCATATTATACTTATAAGCACTCCAAAGAGTTGAATCGCAATTTTAATGGGTTTAAGTTGAAGGCTGACTCAGTAGCTAAGGTAGGTGCTTAGGGTGTGTGATTTCGTAAGTTGGATAGAAGGTAAGGTTAAAGGGAAGAAGGTAATATGGTTCCTGACGGATGCAGACTGCAAGAAGCTTATGAGGAAAGAGCCAAAATTAGATTGGGATGATGTTATTGGCCATGCTGCTATACGAGATGCCAAGCCTGAGGCTTGGGGCAGGGATAATGAAGGAGTTTATAAGATTCCCCCAGTAATAGCCAAAGCCATAAAAGCTGGAAAGATGAATAACATGATGGAGAAAGGAGGAATGTACAAAGAGCTACACTATGATGAGCAGGGAAGGTTACATAGCTTAAGTAAGGCTGCTTTGGTTAGTGGTAGGTACAATACATTCTACATTCATGGAAGAGCATACAGTGATGAGAATAGTTGGAAAATAGCTAAGGAAATACTAAGAAAGGCAGCAAAGGCAAAGAAGTAGCGGAGTAGCCAACCAGGTGCTGTGCCAACTGCTGCAGCAGGCCATGCCAGCTAAGTGTCGTTGACAGCCTGGGTAGCGAGGGGACATGTCCAGAAATGGGTATGTCCTCTTTTTTGTCTTCTACATACCTTTACTACTATAACTAATACTACTATATAGTACTTATAGGTACCGTACTTAATAGTAATTGAACCGTACTTACAGTATGTATAACCAATGGAGGAATACCATGAGTATGACCAAGAAGGACTTTATTAAATTAGCTGACTACATCAAGGAGTTCTCCAGGCAAGGAGAGCCATTTACAGGTAGGCAAATAGTTATGTTGGCTAACTTTTGTAGGGAATGTAACCCTAACTTCAATCGTGGAATATGGTTAGGGTATATTGATGGTGAATGTGGACCGAATGGAGGGGCTGTTAAGAGGGCATGATCACATTGGAGAAGGGCAACAGAGTGCTGCAGCTTAAGAGAAGGGATGGTAAGGTAAAAGTGCTGCAACCTTATCAATGGCTACGAGATAGGAACACGCCAGTTGGAGAAGATGCTGACCTGTATGAGGTTAAACCTTATGGCGGACGCCGCCTTATTGATCGAAAGGAGATTGTGAAATGACCTTAGACGATGGAGGCTTTGCCCAGGAGCTGGACCCTGACTATGTGCATAAGGACTTAGAGGACCTGTGCCCAATATGTGGAGAGATAGTGAGCATCATTGGCTTGACAAAGGATGGTAGGTTGATCGGGAGTTGCAGAGATGCTTTCAGTGTTGAGCGGTGGCAATGTAAGGAGTAGAAACTAGGTACCTAGTATCAAACTTCCTATAGAGTTACAGTTACACTCGTGTAACCATAGTGTAACTGCAAAGTGTAACTCATTCCGAAGGATGCCTTTACCGATATAGAGTATTTAGAGTGTAACTCTGTAACTCGTTCCTGCATGTACTGTGTTTGCAGATAGTTACAGAGTTACACTTTTGAGTTACACTTGGGCATTTTGGGGGGTGTGTAACTCTTGTGAGTGAATACTAAGTTACAGAGTTACACTGTTTTCTCACTTTTTACTGGGGTCAGGAGTCGTCTTTTTACGAATTCTTCTCTATCTATATGTTCTATAAACAACTTATTGGAACTGAGGGCACGACTTACTAATGTCTTAGCATATCCCTTAGTGAGTCCTGCTTCTGTCTGTAATTTTTCAATCAGGGTTGCACGGGCTATGCCATCTTCTGGCACCAAGGATAGGACTTCATCGGTCTTGGTTGATCGTTGCTCCTGAGGTGTGTCAGCTTCTATTTTTGGGATTTTAATGAATGAACCGTTGGGTAAGGTGCGAAAGTATAGGATTTGGTCTGCTGCATGATGATATGCAATTTCAAGTTGTCTGTATTGTACTGATTCTTCTAGGTCTTCTTTGCTTATAGCACCAGAGTACTCCGAAAATGACCACAGTGCAAGAGTATTGGCAGAGATGGCAGCGCTTCCTGATACCTTAGCCTTGAAGGTTTTAAACTCACTACCAACCTTTTCTTTGGCATTATGGTACAAACAGATTGGAGACACCTTGTGATTCATACAAAGGCGCTGTAACTCTATTGTAGCCTTGGTCATAAGGCCATAATCGTTCATGGCACCCTTGGAACGAGCATAGGCAGGAAGAAAGTGTCCAAATGTGTCTAAGAATATAACGTCGAATTTGTGTTCTGTGAGAATACTGTTGAGCCAAGTCAGGCTTTTAGCCATATATTCGTTGGATTCTTCGATGGGTAAGTCCAGTAAAGTTACAAAGGTTACGTATTCTAGGTCTATACCCTGGTCATTTAACTGTCGTACAACAGATGAAGCACTCCTTTCGCTAAAGTAGCCTACCCTCATTGGAGGCAAAGGCTCCCAAAAGAATCCCATACCTTTAGAAAATGCTTCTGCCATCCTTAATGCAAGACGGGTCTTACCTATGTAAGAGTCCCCACTTAGGATAGTTATGTGATTCTTTGGAGCCAACCCTGGAATAAGGTCTTCAAGTGGCTCAGGATCTGTAACTGAATGAAACTTAGGGTTTTTCATTGATAACTCCTCTATCTCCAAGGGGCCTCAGCGATAGAGGTAACTGAGGCCCCGGTGCTGTGGTTAATAAAATCCTCAGCTGGCCAAAGCTGAAGAAAAGGTGAAACTGCTTGTAAACTGAATTCTTGATACTTTTGTTACTTTAAGGTTATATTTAAAGGGTGTCAAGGGGCTTTACGGTTAATGTTTCTTCATTAATAAATGATATTCAAAAATTTTCAAAAAAATTTTTCGCAAATTTTTTCATTTTCTTATTGACAACCTTATTATTAGGGTTTATATTGATTTTCATGAAGACAAAATCCCGCAAAAGCAGAGGAAGGCCGTCAAAGAGGAATGCTATGAAAAACGCTATATGCGTCAAGCTCCCTGGCAGTGCCTATACTAAACTTAAAGGGGTTTCTGCCTCCAAGAGACTTCCAGTCGCCACTATGGTTAGGAACCAATTGCTGGACTGGCTGGAGGATTTTTAAGGTAAAAAGGAGAACCGCAATGCAGACTGGTGTCCATCTATCGGGCTGGCCTCTTATTATGGAGACATGCCCTAAGGTAAAGCCTTGCAAAAAGGCAAGTAGGACCAACTCTAATCAAGTCAGGGAGATAGTGGCTGATGCCTTAAGGGAGTATGGTGAACCGTTACATCTGCATACCATATGCAAAGCATTGAACATGGTATGCAAGTTTAAGATCAGGCAGGAATATCTGTTAATGGCCCTTCTGTGTAAGCAGGCAATGTCTGGGATAGAGTATGTAGGGGAGTTGAAGTTTGGGTTGGCTGAGTGGAACAGGGTTCACTGATGCCTCACATAAACTCACCTCATGGAAATGTTACTGAAACTATTCATGAGATACATGAGGAAATAAATAAGTTAATAGGGCATATTCCAGCCAAGGCAAATCTGGAGAGGCAGGTTAAGTTTATAGAGTTACTGAGTGCAATTGATGAAGTAAGAGAGATGTCAGGCAGTAAGAGTGGTGACTGGTACCTTAACGCTGTTAACAAGTTACAACAAATCTACAAGGAGATCAATTAACATGGATAACTTTAAAGTGAGTGTCTGGAAAGAGGCTGATGGATCGTGGTGTTATGCAATAGAGGGTGATGGCAAGGTTTATGTGTATGGCACCAAACGATCTGTGATGAATGCGGTAGAAAGGGCATTGGATGCTCATTATGGGATGGTGAATAAAGGTGAGTAAGAAATCACGGCCAAGATGGTTACAGCACTTGATAGCAAGTATGGGTGGCTACTATTGGCTTCCATGTCCACTTTGTGGAGAGATGTTTGGGGGGCATGAAAAACATGGAGTACTGTACTATGGCGTAGGTGGTGGAGAGACAGTATGCATAGACTGTGCTGATAAGGCCAAAGATATTAATCGTGAGAGGGGTTACCTATTATGAGTAGACTCTGGAAATTCAGCAGAAGCCATGACCAAGCTTATATAGATTGTCCAAGGTATAACTTCCTACAGTACTACTATAATGGTAAAGGTATAGTACTAAAGAAGTTAGACCTGTATCAGTCCACAGGTAGTCTGTGTCATGCCATACTTGAGATGGTAATGCAACAGGCTAAACAGTTAGGGACTGTTCCTCCAGTGGAAGTGGTTAATACCATATGTAAGGTTGAGAAAGGTGAGTATAGGAAGTCAGTTGAGAAGGCTGGACTAACCGAGACCGGCAGTCTGGAACTTGAGATGGCACGGCAGTCTGCACTTGCGGAAGGGTTGGCTAGGGTATGGACTCTCTATAGGTTACCTGCAATCTTGGAAGAATATGAAATTCTGGGGGTTGAAGAGGAGCAGGAGATACCGTTTGGACCAGGGCAAGTGTTACTGTCAAGGCCTGACTGCACGCTTAGGCGTAAAGTGGATGGTGAACTGTTCGCCGGACCGGAGTTCAAGACAACCGGCTGGATTAACGATGACTACTTGGAGTCATGGAGGTACAGCACACAGACTCTGAGTCATGGATTGGATGTGATGCATAAGTATGGCAAGGAGCCTACAGGGGTGATGATGGAGTTTCTTTATAAAGGGTTCAAGAAGAAAGGAGAGGATGGAGTTTATACGTATTACTCACCATTGGTGAGAGCGTTTAGGATGAAGGGTGAGTTTGGCTCAGAGGAGTATGGGTTTGATTCCAACCTGGGCAGAAAGAAGGATTGGGAAGCGTTTGATACCTATACCATGGGTATGGATAAGTGGGTAGACATGCTGCCTTTGGAAGTTGTGACGGATATGCTTTACAGTACTACCATATACAGGTCCGACAGGGAGTTGGAAGAGTGGAAGATGCAGACTGCACTAAGGCAGGCTAGAATACAGGCAGCGTACATAATGCTGTTTGAGGATAAGCCTACTCAGGAAGCTGCCGATGAGATTATGGCTACTGTGTTCCCGGCCAGATTGGATAGGTACTGTTACAGTAATCAGTACAAGAAGAAATGTATTTACTGTGATATCTGCTATAAGAAGATAGATGATCCTATTGGTAGTGGATTGTATGTGGAGAGAGAACCGCATCATCCGGGGGAGTGGGATGATGAGTAACACTACAGGCTGGATAGGGGTAGACCTAGATGGGACACTGGCTGAATATCATGGCTGGAAAGGGCTAGATCACATTGGTGAGCCTATACCAGCCATGGTAGCCAGAGTCAGAGAATGGCTACGAGAAGGTAGGACAGTAAAGATTATGACAGCCAGAGTCTCAAGGGATGCTGGGACCAGTGTATCCTTGGCAAAAGGATACATTACATCCTGGTGCTATACATACCTTGGGCAAGCTCTTGAAGTTGTGTGTGAAAAGGACTTTAGTATGCTTGAACTCTGGGATGACAGGGCTGTGCAGGTAATACTCAATACAGGCCTGAGGGCAGATGGTAAAGATGATGAGTAACACTAAGTATAGTAAGGGAGGAGAGACGCATCAAGCGTCTCGCCGACCGCCTCACGGCAAGGCAGTCAGAAAGAAGAAGAATGTGTACACCATCACACTCAAGGACCTGACTGAAGCTGACATATTGTGGCTCAATGTGATGGGGTTCGACATTGAAATTACAAAAGGGAAGGTGGGAGAAAAATGAAAGTACTGGCGTTCATAAAAAGGTGGGGGCTGTACTGGGTGGCCTGCTTCCTGTTGGGGGTGTCCATTGCTGCAGTGTTCAATACCAATGGTAGGGTACAGGTGATGTGGGCAGTGGACATAGTGTTGACTCTGGTATGTGCTTATGTTGTGTATCCGAGGAAGTAATGAGTAAGCCAACTAAGCATATGATTAGTATTCAGTGGGGTACTGGGATGCATTACCTTACTGGTGGTGCTGACAATGCAGAGAAGGCGTTGGCAAGTGCCATGATGGTTGCTGGAGGGCTACAGGCAACTATAGATGGAAGAGTACAGAAAAGAGGATCTCTCCCTACGGTGTACTTATGGGAAATGAAGGCAGAAATACCAATCAAAAGGAGTAAACAATGAAACCACGAAAAGTGATTGTAACGATTGAACTTACCACAGGCAGATTGTTGAAGGAAATTAAGGATGACTATAGGACGCCTTGTACCATAGTGGATGATGTAAACCAGGTCCAAGTAAACGTCGTGAAGAATGCTGAGACTAAGAAGTAAGTACGATCACCTTAAACAATTAAGAGAGATAGGTCAAGGAATGTTGGCAGCTGGACAATTGAGAACAGTGGTATGCAACACCGAACGCATAGGTGGATTTCATGAAGTGAATGCCAAGTGTGTAAAGTGTGGACGTAACATATGGTGTGACCCTCTATTCAGCAATGCGTTTACTAAACTATGTATAGCCTGTAACCCATGCATAAAGGAGGTTTAATGCCAAAGAGTGAGGAGGATATCAAAATAGAGGCTGACTATGACAAGGTACGATCAGGGTTATGCACCATATACAGAATGATGGATAATCCGGACCCTGCTTACCTTCCAACCCTGATGTGTAGTGAGTGCGGATGTTATCGTAAGCACAGACCTGATGGATCAAAGAAGACCACAGTTGAGTGGATCGCAGAAGGAGAGAAGTACAGCAGCACAAGGGTCAGGAATATTTATAAGTGCATGGATTGTGGAGCGGAAAGAGCATATGGAGTGAACCTGGGAAGGGAGGATTTACAATAATATGGCAGCGTCAAAATGTTTAGAATCACTATTGGTATACGGAGTCAGTGGAGCGGGTAAGACCACCCAAGGGCAGGAACTGGCCAAATACATAAACAAGAAGATGGGTAAGAAGTTACGTCTGGCTAGTTGCAGTGGTGGTGGGTGGACCTCGATTCAACCTGCCATAGATGCAGGGATTATTGATGCCACCTACATCAGGGGCAGAAGTTTCCCAGTAGAAACCATGGACAAGATCTCAAGAGGGTACTGGCCGGAACACCCTGATGACCCTGAGTCCCCCCTCATTGCACCAAGTCAGCAGAAAGACTGGTCTGATGTAGGTGGAGAGATGTTTGACTCGATGACAGAGAGCTGTGAGTGGATGATGAGCTATATTAACAGTCAGGAAGCAGCAGGCAAGATAAAGATCTCAGCCCAGTCGGCAAACTTCAAGGATGGTGGCACTAGTTACGGATCACCAAGCCAGGCGCATTACGGGAATGTGCAGTCACGCATAGCGGATTTTGTGGCTCAAAGTAAGGGTTTAAGAGGGATTTATGTACTATGGACAGCCCTTGAACTTAAGGCAACAGATGATAATTCCAGGCTGCCATTGTATGGCCCGGATGTAGTAGGGAAGGCTAAAACAGCGGTAGCATGTGCTTGGTTTGATAATACTTTACACTTGTACCTTACAGGAGCGGGAGGACTCAAGAAGGGTACTATGCAGAGACGGTTATACCTCACAAATCATTTCGAGGATGACCAGATTCCATATGTAGCCAAGAACAGGGGACACTTTTACGCTCCCTTACCTGAGTATTTGGAAGGTGATAAGTGTTCTCTTGCAGTGTTTCTGGAGTTACTGGAAGAGAGCCATGCAAAGGCGAAATTGAAACTGATGGAGGAATTGAAGTCATGAACAAAATAACCAGAATTCAGTTCACAATCAAACTGGAAGACGGCAGCCTGCTGATCAGAAGCTTTCCGATGAACATAGAGTTGCCGGAGGAAAGTGCCAACTTGACAGTAAACTATGATATCAACCACTTGAATGTAGGCTACATGAATACACAAGTAACACAAAATAACCAAATAAGTAGACCATAAAATTAAAAGGAGTGATTACAAATGAAGACTGACACGAAAACATACCTGATTGAGTTTGAGAATAAAACTCGCAAGAAGATTACAGTTCCTGAAACATGGAAAGTAACCTTTGGACCGTCTGTGGCTGGACCTCAGAAACCTGTACCAGGATATCAACACAAGATGCCTATGGCGCTTAGGTTCTATGAGACTGCTGAGAAACAGAGGGCAATTTTCACAGATGTCATATCGTTTCGTGATATGAGTATCGAGATTGAAGAGGAAGTGACTTCGACTCAGGAGAAGCAGGGATTCATGGAGTGTGATGGAGTACGTAAGGCTACTACGTTCCAGGCCAAGACAAGAGAGTGGGTTAACCCAGATAGGCCTCAGGAGCGGCCTGCTCTACCGACAGACGCCTCAATGTTTGAAGACGAGGAATAACCAAACAACCTAACAACTGGAGGGCAGGATGCCAACAAAGCCACTGAATTATTATCTGCATAAGGAGGAAGAGGGACCAGCTCCTGTAGATATAGATGAGGTGAACAGACAACATGCAGGTGAGAGTGCTGTTGACCAATACATTGCACGTTGTCGCGCAGTAGATGAGCGGAACAAACGTGAGAAAGAATACCTTAAACGCTGTAAGAACCATGACAAACACTAATAACTAAGGAGTTAATAGTAATGACCGAAGAAATGAACTTTTCCGATGAACCGATTGACGTACAACAGGATTTCGATAACTGGGAGCCTGCCCCTGAATTCGCCCCTCCTCCGGCAGCCGGTACCTACCAAACCTTTCTCTCTGAAATCCGTGAGGCGAAGGAGTTTGATTTCAATGGAGGTAAACGTTTAACTGCAACAGTGGACCTTCGCATCATAGGTGGCCAGTACGACGACAGAGCCATTACGTGGGTGAGAGTCACTAACGCTGAACGGACCCGCAGCAATGGTAAAACATCCAGTCAGATGATGGACCTTGTGAAGTGTGGAGGACTTCAACAGGCACCAAAGAGTAATAAGGAATATTATGTTGCACTTCAAGGTCTTAAGGATAGAGGACCTGCTGCAGGCTTCAAGACCCAGATTGACTGGAGAGGGTTCTGTACTACCTGTTATGAGACCAAACTTATGGCTCTTACCGGTATCACAACAGCAGATGCCGCCAAGACTGCAGCCACTGCAGAACAGAAGAAGGAGGCATCCAAGTTTGCCACGAAAGCCAAGAACTATCGAGCCTTCCCTACGTTACCATCTGGTGCGAAGGCTGACTCGTTCATATGTGCCGACTGTAAGGATGAAGTGCGGGCACAGGTCAACGTGCAAAGGTTTCTGCCTTAACCATTTATTGTGGGCGATGTGGAAGGACACATGACAGAGCTGGTAGAAGTAGGGTAAGGAAGGGCAGTATGACAGTGATAGGTTGATGGGATGGTCTCCATGGTGGCTATTCTCAGCAAACCATCTGCTTCTTGTCATAGTGCCTGAGACTTGAAAAATCCCCTGCTCACACTCCCAGCTCTGTTACTGGCCGAGTCGGAATCGGAGCCAGCAATGGTGCCAAAGCGGGTTCGACTCCCGCAGCAGCAGGTATCGAGACCTGCCCCACACTAAGCTTTTCTGCCTTAACCATTTGAGAGGTAAAGGCAGTGAAAGGAGGGGGTTTACTCCTTTATTCCCCCTCCTGTTTAATACTTCTTACACTTAGTCACTAATGGAGGTAAGTGATGAAATGGACAAAAGTAACATCCTATATGCTCGATAGGATTCCTGAGCGTGATAGGAAATCCGCTATCAGGCCTGCTATATTAAGGTCATGGTACTGCTACAAGTTCATGGACAACTTTGTGGTAATGATGGTTAAGTATGGACGTGACATCCTGGTTGGGGTAGCAAAGCGGAACCCACGGGATAAGTATAACCTTAAGATAGGCTGTCAGGTAGCGTGGGTTAAAGCATACAGACAGTTTGTAAAGGAGAACAATGGCCAACTCAGATGATGAGATTAAGGATTCTGCAGGGCTATATGCAAACCAGGACATTCAGTTGGAGTGTGGTGAGTGTGAAGACCTGTGGGGTGAAGGAGAAGTAAACATGTGCCCTCTGTGTGAAGCTACCATATGTAACTACTGCTGGGATGACCACTATGAGGCACATAGGGTTGCGATATTGGAGGAGAGTAGTCTTAGTAAGTAGTTCCCGGTTGAAAGTGTGTTTCAATTTCATTTCTGCGAGGTAATCATGGCAGAAGGCAAGCCAAAGAAGGGTGCTCACAAAGTAAGGAATCTTGGCAGGCGTAAGGCTCAGATCAGGGCATACTATGATAAAGTGTATGCCAAACGTAAACTTAGACACTTACTGCAGAACAATGGCATACCTGCTGCCAGAAGCTGGGCAGACAAGCACAATGAGTTGGTGGCGTTTCATAGGGCTGCAGCTGAACTTGGGGTTAAAGTGTAGAGGATAATCATCGAGGCATAGCCTAACTGGTAAGGCACATGCTTTGGGAGCATGAGATTCTCAGTTCGAGTCTGAGTGCCTCGACTTTTACTTTTTAACAAGAGGGTGCATGATTCATGAAGGTGCATGACGACCCGATTACGATATGCACCCTCCTTATAACTAAATGGAGGACATAAAGGTGAGTAACAAAACTCACATCGACAGTATGGTAGCAGCCGCCATCATTGCTACAAGGTATCCGCTTACACTTACGGTACCTATACCTATAGAGAAAGTAGAGGAACTGTGCATGCTGCAGGAGTTGAGAACGGAACTGTTTAAAATGTTCAAGGTATTGGGTGTGAGTGAGGAGGTACAGTAATGAGTGAGTACTGTGAGAATTGTAAGAATATGGCTGACTTACTGGACCATGCAGAAGATAGTTACAGGACGTTGATGGAGGAGCATACTAAATTAAAGAGTGGTTCCGATGGACGCATCCGGGAGTTGGAGGAGGGATTGAGGAAGCTGGAGTGGGGCATGGTTAGTTGGGCATCGAGGGGATATGGAACATCGGCACAATATTTAAAACGCTACTGCCCTGTTTGTTCTGCAGAAAATATAGAAAGCCACGCGCCCGACTGCTGGCTATCCGCACTGATCAAGAGGAGGGATTTATGAATAATAGAAAGCGATGTACTAAAGATACCCCAAGCGACGGTAAACCCTATGAGTGGTATCATCCTGATGCAAAAATGGTGGACTCTAAAGATTATTCTGACGGATCAAGCTATGACACCTACGAGTGTCCATGGTGTCACATAATTTTTACAACCGAAGTAGCACAATAGGACTGTTCAAGGGGAGGGAGTGATGGTAGATCCACTCAATTGCTTAAGATGTGAAATGTCTAATTGGTGTGGGCAGATTAAGGAGGTTTGTAAATATCCGGAAGGTAGATTATACGGTGTATCGAATACTCCAATACCAAGTTACAGCAGCCTACAGAATGACCTATCCACCCTCCGTGCTGCACTTGAGGAGATAATTAAACTTGAAACTACACCCATCGACGAGACAGAGAGAAGTCAAGAATGGCGTTCTGTCGGCTGGGCAGATGCCGCTGAAATCGCCCATAAAGCACTGAGGAAATAGGGAAATGAAACTCAAGGGGTCATCGTCTAACGGTTAGGACAACGGACCTTCGCTCCGTGAATTGCGGGTTCAAATCCCGCTGACCCCTCCATCTAACGGGAGGATAGCTCAAATGGTAGAGCCTACGGATGTGGCCCGTAAGGTTGTAGGTTCAAACCCTACTCCTCCCTCCATTGACAGGTTAAATGGTAGGTAATATAGGAAATAGGAACTTTGATAACTATAACAGGGCATAATTTTTAGGTAAAATTTCCAAATTCTCTGTTGGAGGACCAAGAATGGAAAGTCTACTTGATGTCTTCGTAGGAATAGTGATAGGTATTCCGGTAATGGGTTTGGCATGCTTTATTGCCTTGGGTATTCTAATGTTGTGCGGAAGATTGTTAATCAACTTATTGGTATATGTAGGGGAGGTGTTTGAGCACCTTAGTAGTTCGAGGGAGGGTAAGAAGTGACACTCGCAAAACCTTCACTCTGTGCAGCATGCAGTCTATTCACAAGAGGTCAGGGTTACTCAAATGGAACAGGGACAGGTAGTAACGGTACACTATTGTTGGGAGAAGCGTTGGGAGCAAGGGAAGCCTTCATGGGTATACCGTTCGTGGGTGATGCTGGAGCACAACTTACCCGTACTCTCCAACGTGTTCAATGTGGCAGAGAAGCCTTTCGTATCAATAACGTTGTCAAATGCAGACCTCCCAACAACTGGCTCGAAGGAGCCCCCTGGGAAGACGACGCAATCAATAACTGCACTGTCTACTTCCACGAGGAACTCGATAAGCACCCACCTCTTGCCATAGTACCCATGGGCAACGTACCCACCAACTTCCTTCTGGGTAAGAAGGAACACAAAGGTGGGATAGAACACCGCAGAGGGTATGTATACAAGTCCATCATCAACACCCCAAACCGTCAACATGACATATGGGTAGTGCCGACCTATCACCCCTCCTTCATTATGAGAGGGAAGCAGAACCTCACAGATGTACAAGCCATTGACATTAAGAGAGCACTAAAGGTATCAAGATCAGGATACACTGAGCCTCCCTACCATTACATAGAACATCCTACAGCATCAGACCTTGGTGCATACTATGAAGAGTGTAGAACTGCAGCTGCCAATGGTAAGTGGCTCATAGCGGACATAGAAACTCCTACCAGTGGAGGAGCAACGGAGGACGAATATGGTTCCATCATTGATGCAGACATTATCAGGATCAGCTTTAGTATTGCTCCTCACCATGCAATCACCATCCCATTTACCAGTTATACATTCGACTGGATCTGTGCAGTACTATCATTGCCATGGAGTTATACGGTGTTTTGGAATCAGGAGTTTGACGTGCCCCGTCTGCAGTCGAAGGGATGTACGGTGGGCAAGGTATTGGATGCCATGTATTTATTCCATTGGCTGCAGTCAGATCTGCCAAAAGGGTTAGGTTATGTCTCAACGTTCTTCACAGAACTCAGTGAATGGAAGTCCCTCTCTGATGAGTTACCGGAGTATTACTCGTGCAAAGATTCCGATGCCACTATCCAGTGTGCAGATGCAATCAGGGCCTTACTCATTACACAAGGGAGGTTCGATAGCTTTATCAGACATTATGTTGACCTTCAACCTTTTGTCCAGTCAATGGCCCAAACAGGGGTCTTGATTGACCCAGTGCAGCAGGAGAAGTTCAGAGGTGAGGTACAGAAAGAGTTGGATAGGCTGGATGAAGAGGTGCAGAAGGCTGTTCCCATTGAAGTAAAGAAGGTTAAGTACCGCAAGAGTTATCCAAAAGAGTTTGAGTTGGGGGCATGGGTTAGGCAGTCGGATGACAAATGGTATTGGGACTTTGACCCTACTACTGGAGAAGTGTTGGAGCGTCAGAGGTTTCTATGTACATCTTCTGATCAGGTACTAAGATATATTAAGTATAGAGGTCACCCTGTTGAGACTAACTATAAGACAGGCAAAGAAACCACTGCTGCAGATGTCATAGATAACCTGGCAAACAAGTTCCCTGATGACCCACTCTACCCACGCATATTGGAGGTAAGAGAGTTCCGTAAAATAATGGGGCAGTACATCAATGGGTATATGCCTGGGCCGGATGGGAGAGTGAGGACGCACTTCAACCGTAAGCCTAGTACCTTCAGATATAACAGTGAGTCGCCGAATGTGCAGAACGTAGTGAAGAGAAGTGAGTTGGCAGGGGAGTATAGGAAACAATTTGTGGCGGGGTCAATAGAGGAGGTGGTCAATGGTTAAGTGCCTCCTCGTAGAACTCGACTACAAAGCCTTGGAAGCCCAGCTGGTAGGAGTTTTTGCTCATGACCCTGAGTATATACGTGCGGCAAAGCTTGGAGTCCACTCCATACTAATGTCTCATGTGCTAAAGCAACCTATAAACTTAGGCAGGTCGGACGCAGACATTAAGCCGGTGTTGAAGGCACTCAAGAAGCATGATGCTATACTGTACGATGCCTGTAAACATGTGGTCCACATGTCCAACTACCTTGGTACACCTCGTCGAATAAGGCTGGAGTTCCCAGACTACTTCCCTTCAGTCGGAGATGCCAAAGAGAAACAGGACCTCTACTTCTCCACCATTGCCAAGAAGGTTAAGCAGTGGCAGCAACGGACCTTGAATGAGGCATACCAGAACCACTACCTCGATACACCTCATGGTTACAGACACTACTTCTGGGACGTTTTACACTATGAAGGTAGACAACTGGTATGGGGCACGGATGCCAAACGGGCAGTAGCATTCAAGCCTCAGGCTACTGGAGCAGGGGTACTTAGTGAAGCCTTAATCAGGATCACCAAATATCCTGAACTATTTGCTATGCTCCGCTGGATTATCCACGATAGCATACTGGCGGAGATCCCAGTTGATAAGAACTTTCATCGAAACGTATTACTATTGAAGACTTTAATGGAGATGCCCAACCCTGAGCTTGACAACCTTAGTATTGAGGTTGAGGTACAGGTGGGTGTGAATTGGGGCGAAATGGCTGACTATATGGAGGACTATGATTATGAAAAGATGGTTGCTTAGCATTATTGTATTGTTGACTTTTGGTCTTGGTGGCTGCACTCAGAACCAGAGAGCAAGAACCTTTGGAGGGACCGCCAAGGTAGAACTTCCACCCAATACAAAACTTATCATCGCTACCTGGAAGGAGGAAGATCTGTGGTACCTGCACAGACCAATGCGTCAGGAAGAAGTTCCAGAGACTATCACATTTCAAGAAGATAGCTCATTTGGAATGGTGGAAGGAACTGTAGTGTTTAAAGAAAGGAGACAGTAATGCATCAAACACCAATCTTATTCCTAACTGATGCTCCTGCAGCCTCAGGAGGGTTATCACGTATAGGCAGAGACCTTGCTATCCTTACCTCTAAGATGGAAGAATTTAGGGTAGGGTTTCTGGGTAGAGGTGGCCTTGCTTCCACTCATCTCCCATTCATGCAATATAACTACCCTGAGTTTGGCGGATGGGGTGAGGACCAGCTACAGGATGTATGGGAGAACTTCTCAGAGGGAGAGCAGGGGATAGTGTTCACCATCTGGGACCCTTCACGATTGCTGTGGCTCAGTAATCCAATAGGTATGCCTAATGAAGCATGGCTACGTGACCCTCCCTTTAAGAAGTGGGGTTACTTCCCTATTGACCACGAGGGACCCAATGGTAGGCTGTCAATGATTGAGCATGAGACACTCAAAGGATATGACAGGGTGCTTGCTTATGGAATGTTTGGTGCAAAGGTTATTAGTGATACGCTGGGGTGGAAGAGTGTCTGTGACTGGATACCACATGGCATAAACATGGATACCTTTCAACCAAGAGATGGAGAGGGGGTTAAGTTGGGGATGTGTATACCCAAAGGTATGCCTGTAATAGGGATAGTAATGACCAACCAGATACGCAAGGACTGGGGGTTGGCATTTGGGGTGATTGCAGAACTAAAACAGTACCTTAAAGGTAACCTATATGTATGGTGTAAGACAGACTCCATAGACAGGCACTGGGACCTTAGAGCGCTGGCTGCAGACTTTAACGTGGGAGATGTGGTAAACGTAGACCTTAATATGTTATCTGATAAGAGTATGAGTTATATGTACTCAATGTGTGATCTCACATTCCTTCCAAGCCTGGGTGAAGGGTTTGGTTATCCGATTGTGGAGAGTATGGCATGTGGAGTTCCATGTATTACAGGTTCGTATGGTGGTGGTGCTGAACTGGTAACTGACAAACATACTGTGAAGCCTGTTACTTACAGGTATGAGGCTACATGTAACAGTGTCAGGCCAGTGTACTCACCTGGAGTATGGGCTCAGGTTATACTTAGGAAGCTTGAGCATAGGTTGAATAAAGATGATGTAAGGAGGCAGGTTGAGTATTTGAACTGGCCTAATTTGCATACTGTATGGGAGAGATGGTTTAGGGAGGGGGTGCAATGGCCACTGAAGCTATAATTAAGCTCATAGTCTTCTTAGTGATAGGGGTACCAATATTGCTAACCTTCATAACAATAGCTATATATGGCGTATATATGCTGTGGCTTAACTGCTGTAAGCTAATTTGGTTATTGATCACAGGTAAGGGGGAGATATGACCAAATATCCACCTAAACATCTGGTTGAACTGAATGGTACAGAGAGTGAGAAGGAGTTGGACTCCATGGCCATCTATGATCTGGCTACTGAGAACCAGGAGCTGACAGCCAGGTTGAGGGAGGCCGAGAAGGTTATAGATTTGATAATACGCAAGTCAGCTAGATGGAAACAGTTGGGACTGGCTCAGACTGTGCTCTCTATCGGGTGGTTAATGGAGTGTGAATCCTACAGACAAAAGTTCCCAAAGGAGGAACTGTAATGATAGCAGTACTGATACCAAAGTTCGACCCAGCTGATCCACACTCAGCTGTGGAGAATATGAAACTGTTGGCAGATAGAACACCAACCCCAAAGGTTGTAGAGCAGTACTTGGCATTCATCCACGATGATGTAGAGATAGATGATCCAGATGTCAATCAGGACAAGATCATGAGTTCTATGCAGCGGTTCTTCGATGATCATCCAAGGTGTGGCATGGTAGGCTTCGGAGGTGCCACAGGCCTGGGCACGCCAGACATCTACAAACGCCCCTATGACTACAGACAACTGGCCCGTATCAGGTACATGAGTAACATGACCGACGCCGAGGCACATGGCAAGAGAGTCACAGTCCCTCACCAGGTGGCTGTGCTGGATGGGTTCTGCCAGATCATACGTCGCACAGCTTATGAAGATGTAGGCGGGTGGAAGGCTGTGTTGGATATGGGGATTGAGTTTCACATGTATGACTTTGCAATGGCTTGCCTGATGTATGAAAATGAGTGGGAGGTATGGATGCTTCCTGTATCATGTACCCATCACGGTGGGCGTACTTCCACTACCAAGGAGTACGATGCCTGGCTCCGCAGTCGTAGGATAGATGGTGACCTTGAGGTACACCAGAAGGCCCACAAAATTTGCTACGATAGATTCAGGAAAATTTTACCGTTGAGAGTGAGGTAACCAATGGCAAAGCCCAAAATAAATAAAGGCCTGAATGACGGAGAATATTATTGGGTAAAATTCTCAGATTCGGATGATGAAGCATGGCAGCCTGCACGTTGGGATGAAGAGTGGAAGTGCTGGATGTTGTGTGGGAGTGATGAAATATTTCGTAGATTAGTAATTGGATCACGAATAGAGAGGGAGGAGTAACCAATGGAAGAATCAAAGCTTAGTATATGCCCCAACCACGTACAACCTTTCATGTACACAGGTACAGAGTGCCCCTGGTGTACATTCGCAGCAGAGGTAGTCAACAGGTTGCAGGCTGAATACAAACGCGGCTTTGGTGATGGCGTAAGAGCCGCAGACATGGAATATAAAAAGGAGGCGGAACGTGTTAAACGCAGTAATGATAGTAAAGAACCGACCCAGGCTGACGTCGCAGTGTCTGGAGACGTTCCTAAGAAACAGTAAGCTTGATTGGACTCTTACTATTGTGGATGATAATAGTGCTCTACTGACTCATGGGATGCTTTGTAGGCTTAGGAACGATCACTATTCTAAGGTTAGTGTCCTTAGTATACTTGGGGACTGTGGTGTACTAGGACGCCTAAAAAATCTGGGAGTATACTGGTCAGAGAAGATGTTTGGCAGAGGTGAGTACCTATATGTAATGGACAATGATGGATACTATACTGAGGGGTGGGATGAGAAATTGGTAACTGCCTTACAGGCCAGGCCGGATAGGTTCAAGCTTCTTGGTCCGTACAGGCATCCTTATCATCAACCAAGTGGAGTGTGGACTCCTTCCGGCATAATCAAGTATGTGGTATCAGAGACAGATGCCGTCCAAGGCATAGGTCACTTAATGTCCTGGGAAACCTGGGATGATTATGGTCCCTACGATGCTAATGCAAAGGGCACCAACCAGTCTGAAGATTACGCATTCTGCAGACGTATTGTGGATTATGGATTCTTAGTAGGCAGTATCCAACCTGACGTAGTATATAACTGTGGCCTTACCGACACTCAAGGTAGACCTTGTGTCGGCATTGAGGCCATGTCTACCAGAGTACCTGGAGTATACTATGAGTAACCCTACCTTCTCTCTGTGCCATGCCACAGCAAGGTTACCATCCGGATGGAAGCCTGCGCATGATGACTGGATGGCTCATGCAGATAATCCTGAAGCCATTGAGTATATACTGGCAGTAGACTCAGCAGATATTACACAGGTAACTGCTGAACCACCTATCATACTGGTAGAGAATAAAGGTAGACAGTGTTGTGTGGATGCCTGGAACCTTGCAGCTGCTCACTCCACCGGCAAGGTTATCATTACAGTGGCAGATGACATATACACTCCACCACACTGGGATACTGAACTACTTAAAGTACTGGGTAACCTGACCAACGAGAAGGTAGCAGAGGTAAAGTCAGGCACCTCCCCCATGGATGATGAGTGGATGCGCTGCCTATTCATAAGCATCCTAACACGCTCATACTACAATCGTTATGGTTATGTATTCCATCCAAAGTTTGAGAGCATGTACTGTGACGTATGGTTCACAGAGCAGGCTAGATCAGATGAGGTAGTAGTAGACGCCCGTCACCTGACGTTTCAACATAAGCACTGGATAGGTACCACCGTACCCTATGATGAGGTGTACCAAAAACAAGACTCACGCGAACGAATGGACAGAGGGTTGATAATACTGGGGGATGTACGTGGTGAAAGATGCAATAAAGAAGGCCATAGTTAGTGTAGGGTTTGGCGACATAAGGTTCGTCAACAACCTTCATAGGTTGATAAGGATAGTTACTCCTAATGAAGTAATAGTACATTGGGACGGCATATGTCCCCCTGCCTTGGTACCTGTGTCACCTTACAGTTTCAAGGTGGATGCCATAGAACTTGTCCATAGTATGGGAGCTGAAATAATACTATGGTGCGACTCTTCTATTGTACCCATTAAACCACTGGATGAGTTATGGGACCTAATAGAGTCTCAAGGTTACTGGTTCAGCAAAAACTATGGCTATACCAATGGTGAGTGGTGCTGTGATGCTGCCTTACCTATATTGGGCACCACCAGAGAAGAGTCATTCAAGGTTCCTCAGATCATAGCCACCTCATTTGGACTTAACCTAAGGCAACCCATAGCCCAGGAGTGGTTCTCCCGCTGGAGAGACCTTGCATTCAGAGGGGCATTCAATGGACCGCATGATGGTGGGTCTACTGATCCCAGAGTAGTCGGTCATAGGCATGATCAAACTGCAGGCGCTCATATATGTCACCAACTTGGGATGACACTGACAACTCCTCCTGACTGGATTGCAGAGGGAGGACAACCTATCAATGACAACACACTAATGGTAATAGAAAGGTTCTAATATGGTGGACTTTGAGTATGGTGGAGATAGTGGAATAGCAAACTTCATCCCGGACTTAAGAAGTGCCGCCAGACTATCAAACGGATTTGTACTGGAGATCGGAACCGGCACGGGTCAGGGGTCTACTATAGCCTTTGAGGAAGGGTTACAGCAATGTGCAAGCTTGGATAAGTTGCATATCTCAGTAGACCTTAACATCCCGGCTAAGTATAGACCTTCCGTACCATGGTGGCACATGGTACAAGGAGACTCCAGGGACCCTGACACTTTTAACAAGGTGGTAGCCTTATGTGGACCACGGGCTCCTGGACTAATATTCATTGACACAGATCATTATTATGAGCACATGCAGGCAGAGCTTGCACTATGGCACCCCATAGCATGTAGCTCAACAGTATGGTTGTTTCACGACACCTGGATATGGGGAGTGTATAATCATATGACTGAGGCTATTAAGGAGTTTGCCTCAGCCAATAGATGGGTGTATGACGATGTTTCTACAGTAACTCATGGACTGGGAAGGATGGTAAAGCTATGACCATGGAGAGGTATGAACTGCTTAAACCTTACTTAGATAAGTACCATAGGAAGTTTACTGTCCTGGACTTAGGTGCAGGCATAAACCCTCTTATAGCCCAAAGGATAGCACTGGATTATGACGCAGTGGTAGTGATGGTAGAGCAGGATCAGGCTTGTATGGACTATGCTGGAAGTAACCTTGTGTGGTTACGAAAACACTTCAACCTTAAGGAGTTGAAGTTACTTGCTAACAGTGAGTACTTCGATGTGGTTATAGCGTTCAACTTCCTGCACCACTTCCCGAAGGAGGAGTATGGGGATGCAGCTGCTCAGGTTATGTCCATGGGGGCAGATGTGTTTATACAGATCCCATCACGCCAAGAGCCAGAAGGAGTGCCTGGGTTTGGTGAGGTGATTGATGGACTTAACTATATGTGTAATATGTATGGAGGGAAATTGGTAGCAGAGACGGTTCAATTTCCTCAACACTTACCCAGGCCATTGTTTCACTTTGACAATCATGATTGTGAGTTCCTGCTTACCAGGACTCACATAGAGGCACACCAGGATAGTGCAGCTACTATCATCCATCCATCTTATACTGACTCTATCGCACACCTAAAAGGCAAAGGTGATAAGGTATGGGTACCTGGCATCAACCTATGGAACTTCTGCAAACTGGGTGGATGCAGACCAACAAGAGAGTCGATTTTGAAATCCATTTTCAATTTCAACTTACCAACACAGCATCATGGTGATGTAGCCCCATGGAATTTTATTATGGATGGAGAGAAATTGTACCTGGTAGATGGGTACGAAGGGTGGGAGTGGGACGATAAGCAAGGACTGGAGGAAACATGGAAGAAAGTAAACGAATGCCTGTCTATCTAAATATAGGGAGTGGGCAACGTCCATTCAAACCCCCCTTCTTTAATACTGATATACAGAATAAATGGAAGGAGCCTACTGAGAAAGCTGGGTGCTGGTGGATAGATAACTTATGTGCTTATAAGGGGTGGGCAGCTCCGGTGCAAATGATTGTACTTCACCATGTACTGGAACACTTTGGATGTGGCGAGTCTGATAAACTGATTGATGATTGCTATGAACTGCTGGCCCCAGGTGGGTCATTGATCATCACTGTCCCAGACATGAAGGAGCTTGCCAAAGGGTGGTTGGTTGGCAGAGTAACAGATCAGATATACTTCACTAATGTATATGGTGCATACATGGGAGATGAGGCTGATAGACATAAGTGGGGCTTTACACCTGACTCACTAAACACACACCTAAGAAAGTGGGCGTGGGCCGATGTTAAGAGGTTTGACTTCAGGCCTATTGAGGGGGCTGATATTGCAAATGATTGGTACATATGTGGAATGGAGGCAATAAAATAATGATCAACTGGATTCTAGTACCAGTACACAACAACGTACACCTGACAAAGGCAGCAGTGAAGACGTTCATTAAGCAGGACATTCCTGAAGTAAGAGTACTATTACTAAACAACGGTTCAACAGATGGTACTGCAGAGTGGGCGCGTACTATGTATCCTAAAGTAGTAACCTTATACCAGACCCCACCATACAGTGTTGCACAATCATGGAATAGAGGGCTAACGTTACTATTCGGCAACCTGCCTCAGGAACCAAATGCTCATGTCCTGGTATGCAACAACGATGTAGAACTAAGACCCGACACTTACCGATTACTACTGGAAGATGGTGGAGGGTTTGTGACCGCAGTGGGGGTTGATGACAAGGAGATGCTGGCAACCACAGTACCTGGTGGCAAGCGTCCCAACCCTGACTTCAGCTGCTACCTTATACGTAGGGAGGTATGGGATAAAGTAGGAAGGTTTGATGAGAAGTTCGAGACTGCCTTTTGCGAAGACTGGGATTTTCACGTTCGTCTACACAAGGCAGGTGTTGATGCCCACTGCATAGATATACCCTTCTACCATGTAGGTAGTGCAACGGTAAACAACATGCCTCCTGAGGAACAGGAAGCTGTTCTTAAGCAGGCTGACAAGAACAGGCAATACTTCAAAGAGAAATGGGGCTGCGATGGGGGGTCGCCGGAGTATTATGAGCTGTTTAAGATTCACGATGCCCATTGAACAGTTTACTTTCAATGCGCATAACCCTGGTGAGAATATCGTTCATGAGTTTGTCTGAGGCCCTGGTGTAATGCTTCTCATCATCTTCATGGTGTGCCCTGACCTCCGTATCAAGGGTGGTCAGGGATTTCTCTGTCCCTGCTTTACATACTGCACATGACTCCTTCATTGACCTTACCTCTCCTGCCAATTTTGTGAGTTTGATGTTAAACATAGGTAGGGCCGTGGCTGCTGTCAAAGCTCCACCTACTATTGCACTAACTACAATCTTTCCTGCATCTACAAAAAACTCACTGGACATGGAATCTCCTACTTCTTTGCGGGGGGTGGTGGTATATTCGGTGCCTGCTCCAATTCAGATATCTTACTTCTTATGTCATTACCAATCTTTGTAGGCTTACCCATGGTCTTCTCTATGGCTTCGATCCCACGAAGCTGGTTGTAGTACTCATTGAGAATTTTTGCATTGGACTCACCTATGGTAGTATCCAATGCCTGCCTATTAAATGACCTGCGTTCTTCAAAACCCTTCTTACCAATGGCTTTAACCTGCTTCTCTCCCCAAGCACGGACCTGAGAAGGGTACATCTTGGAGAAGTCTGGGACTGTGTAGGGCTTAGCAGAGGTAGGGGTAGTTACCTTGGCACTGCCGCCTGGTGGAGGAGGAATGTCGGGAGTACTGCCCATTATCCTATGGATCTTTGCACGTAGTGAGTCAGCCTGCCTTAGCCTGAATCCCTGCTTGGCTTCCTGGGCTTCCAGAGATTTAAGCTCCGTATGATAGTTGTCGAGAACCCTGGATAGGGTACTCACAGGAGCAGACACCATTTCCTTCTCTGACTTCATGACATCCTTGCGTTGACCCTTATAAGTAGCATCAACCTTAGGCTTGAAGCGCAATGGTTCTGCAGCAGCCTTACCAAGTTGCTGCTTTAGAGACTCTGCACGATTCCTAAGGTTGAATGCTTTGGTACGCAAAACTCTGGCTTCGGTGGAAACAGCAGATGGAATAGGAGTACCTGTCTTCTTGGCAAGTCCTGGAGTACGTTTAAGTTGCATGTACTCATTCCATGCTTCGGCTGCCTGCTTTCTATACGAATCAATCTGAGCCTGGATCTGTGCTTTGCTTAAACGTTCAGGTGGGATTTCTGCCAGACTACTTGCAGGCTTTTTGGGAGACACAGTAGTACCTGCAGACAGAGGAGCGTCATAGATAGTAGGTTGAGGTTGTGGTCCCTTAGAGGCTGCCATCTTCTCTACTACAGCATCCCTCTCCTTAAGAGTCTCCGGGAAGACAGCACGAGACGGTTGACGCTTAGTGGGTGCCATTGTCTTACTTGTGGGCTCAAGTTCGCTTTCATATACTTCAATAGTACTGGGAGCTTTGGTGTAAGGCTTCTGCTTCTTGGCCCCCAGTTGCCGTCTGATCTCCTCAACATCCTGCCTGAACTCCAGTTCAGCAGCCTCCTTATACTGACGCTGCCCTGCAATAGCCAGTGCCTCCTTATGCTGAAACCCCTTCTTCTGCGGGCCTTCCTTGCCAAGGTGTTGAGCAGATATAGGTTCAAAGTCCTTACCATAAGCTACTGTATACTTAGTAAGTCCACCATAAGGATTACGGTTCTTAGCTATAAGCTTAAGTTCATTGGTTGCAGCTGTGTCGCCAGCAACGGATTTCCTGGTCAGCTCCTCTACCAACTTCCCTACTTCTGCATTACTCAACTTCTTCTCGCTCGTCTTTACAACAGTTCCTCCACCCTTATGCAGAATATAGCGGTCCTTCTGCTCCATGGGTTTCAGCATCTTTACTGTCTTACCTACGTTTCTAAATTGTTCTGTCCTGGCCTTTACCCTATGAACATTCTCACTTACAGACACAATGTCCTTTGAGTGGACCATGGGTAGATCGCCACCTTTGTATCCACGTTCAGGCATGTAGGTAAATAGGTCTGTTCCAGGCAGGCGGTCCATGAGTAGTCCACCACCACCTCTCAACCCTTGGAAGTTGACAATCTCTCCCTTCTTGATGGCGGCTTCTATGTCATTAGAGGAAGGGATTTCCTTGGTTGATAAGGGTTTGCTCTTAACAACAGGTTGAGGTGTAACTGGAGTAGGAGGCTCAATGGTTGCAGTAGGTGGCTCAGTAGGTAAGGGAGATTCAGCTATCTTCACAGGAGTTATAGGTGTTGGAGTAGGTTCTGGTTTAATAGTTGGTGTAACCGGAGCAGCAGGAGCGGTAGGTGCAACAGGCGTAGGTGGAGTAATATCTCCTCCTTTACCTCTGGCTATCTGCACCATCTGAATTATCTGCTCTGGTGTAGCATCAGGGAACATAGTCTCAAGCTGTTGAAACTGTTGAGAAAGTTTAGGAGCACCACTGGATATAGGTGGAGTAACAGGCGTTTTAGGAGGTACAATAGGTTTATCAGTAGTCCCCTTACGAGTCATAGACCTGGATGCAGATACCCCTTTGGCTTGCCACTTGGCAAACTCAGTAGGTTCAGCTGCAGGCATACCTCCTGACTTATAGCTGACACTCCCACCAGCTGTCTTAGGCACAGTGGCAGCCTTAGATGTTACAGGGTATATCTGTTCAAACTCCGTGAATGGCAAAGGCTGCTTTTCACCTGTCAGCTTGGATACTAGAGTGATATTACGTGGATCTATATTTACTCCACTGTCACGTAGAGCTTTATATAAGGTGCCATACTCATATGCAGGTTTACCTACTGGGAGTGCCTCAACTGTGACTTCAGCTTTGGCAGCCTCTGGGACTCTCCCTGATGGAGTAACTTCTCCATAGGATGCAGGCTCAAGGCCACTGACAGTACGTGACGCAGGAAGCTCCTTACCTTTACGGTCGAAGAACTTAATGCGTATGAACCCTTCCTCTCCACCCAACCCTCTTAAGGCTCTACTAAGTCCCCCAGCCGCCGCTTCAGGATTTACTGGAAGTTTACCTTTAATAGCTGGGATGCCTGCAGCCATACCAGCCTGAGCAGTAGCATGTGTAGCAAGTCTGGTTCCTTCTTCTACGTCTCCTACCTTAAATGCCTCCCACGCCTCTGGAACTGTGTCTTCTAATTGTTTAATGGCAGCATATGATAAGCCTGCCTTAAGCAGGGATAGCACTGGACCAGGAGGTAGACCAGTAAGAGCAGTAATGGCAACCAACCCTGCCATCCCTTGTGGAGTAGCCATCTCGTTGCCAAGCTCACTGACTCCACGCATGGCTCCTGCACCTGCCTGCTGCACACCCTTGGGGAGCATCTCGCGTTGTTGTGTCGGAGGACTGGAGACAAACTTGCGGACCTTTGGAATTGCCTTCCTTACAGTTTGAAGCTGAGACTCTGCCATTGGAGTCTGGAGTGAGGGTAATCCTGGAGGTGGTGTAGGGATGGCAGGTTCCACTGTGTTAACAGGTGGCAGGTTCTGTTCTCTCTTCCTTGGGTCATTGAAGTAGGATGGAAGTCTGACTGCTCCAAGGGCATTGGTTGGGGATGACATTATTAATCTCCTGCCATTTTATTAGTCTCAGGTGGAGACGTTGCCTCGGCTGCCTTGCTTAAGGGTATACTAAGTGGAGAAGCTTGAGCACCCACAGCTGCTCCTCTAGCTACCCTGGTAGTAAGTGGAATACGTGCCAACTGAGTACGTAAACTCTGGTTTAGTCTACGGGCAGACTCTGGACGTTGCAATACTATACTTAGTATATCTGCAGGGAAAGTTACCGCACTGACTCCAGGTAGGCTTCGGACACCCCTGATTTTATGAATACCTTGTATGGCATTTAAAGCCTTGTTGAGTGCTCCATCTACTATAGGGGCATCCCACAGTTTGCTTGCCTCTTCCAGTTGCTTGAATATGGCAGGGATGGTGTTGGCTAAGTCGGGATTATGCAGTGTAAGCTCTGTTACAACATCAGGGTCCAGTTTACTCCAGGTATTATATTTCTTGTTTCTGTGGATGTGGTCAATGAGGTGACTGAGTACCTCAGGAGGAGTGGGGCCACCAGGAACACTCAATAGATTTCTAAGGTTGCCTGGGTCGGAGGTGTAATATTTGATCCACTTCTTATCCGTAAGGCTGCCGGTTTTAGTTATTTTGGTACCTAATGCCGCCTCTTCTCTTACCTTAGGCAACTCCTCAATAGCTCCACTGATAGAGCGTATGGAACTTGCCGGTTTAGGTCCTGCAGTACCGGATCGTTTGACCGCACGTTGTTCTATGTATGCCTGTTTGGGAGCAGCCATGCCTCCAGTTTTGAAGGGTCTATGTGCCCTGGCATACTCTGCCTTAGCAGCCTTTCTTGCCTGCAGAATCTTAACTGGGTCCTTGCCTGCCACAACAGCAGCATCACGCAGTTTCTCTTCCATTATGGGTTCAGCCATCTTCAGAAGTTGTTTAGCCAAACCCATGTAACGGTTGGCAGATACTCCCTCCTTGCCTGTATACAATGATAACTCACCTAGAGCATCATCAAGATTCTTGAATGAGATATAGTCATAGCCCTTACTGGAGATCTTTATAGGGTTACCCTCAGCATCAAACTTAGCCTGAGGATTAACACTGTCGATGAACTTCCTGATTGGATGTCCGGCAGGGAATGGACTTGTTCTGTCAGCATCTATTAGGGCTTCATACTGGGCTCTGAATGGACCTGTGTGAACTGGAGTGGCAATAGGGGTGTCAAGAACATCTGCTTCCCTGATGATGTCTCCTGTTGTGGGATTGGTTATAGCCTCTCTGACAGCAAACCCAGGGCCTTCTACGTTGGATGGATGGTTAATCACCTCATCTACAACCTTAAATCGCTTCCTGGAGATCTGGTGAGCCTTGAGTCTTGCACCCTCACGTCTTTCCCAGGCTCCTGCTTGAATGGTTCTACCAGCAGCAGCGGTTTGAGCCTTGGATGTTGCGATTGGGGTAGTAGGCAGGGTACCTCGCATACCTTGGTAGGCAGCTTCTGCTTCTGTGGTAGCCTTCTGGGCAGTTCTAGCTTGCTTTGGCAGTTTGGCAGTGGCAGGTATAAGCTTCTTTACACCAAGCCCAGCCGCAAAGGGAGCAGCAATTCCAGCAACCTTACCAGCTCCGGTACTAACTCTTCCCTGTTTAAGGTCCCAGTAGATCTCCTTGGCTTTATCTGTAACACCTTCTGCCATTCCTAAGGCTGTGTTCCATAGGAGTTTGCCTTCATATAGTTCCTGATCTACACGGCTGGGATGAGTTTTGGCGTACTCCTTGCGGGCTTCACTAATATTCTTACCAGCTTCTACTATACCTTTGACGGCAGTAACTGGGTTAAGTTGTTTAAGTTCTCCCCATGCCGCTCCAAAGAAACCTGGGTCATTGGAAGGTGGAGGAACAGGTGGAGGAGCGGATGACTTCTGTACACGGGAGTCTGCAATCACATCATCAAAGAAGCTGGATGCATTTTGAGGTTGGGTAGGTGGTATGGTAGTAGAGGTAGTAGTAGTAGTAGGTGGAGTAGCAGCTGAGGCAGCAGGTACAGTAATCCCCTTAGCCTTCTGTACCCTGGGATCGTTAACTACGTCAGCGAAGAAGTCTATGGTTCCGGTAGCCATTTACTACCTCCCACCTGGTACTGTGTATCCATCTCTCCTCATTGCGGCCAAGGCAGCCTCAGGGTTGGTGCCATATGCCAATAGATACTGAGTTTTGGTTTCTGCGTCAGGTATGTTGTTGACGTTGGAGTAACCTTGAGTCTTATAACTGTAATATAGTGAATACCTATATGCTGCCTGGATGGTAAGTACAGTTTTTAGAGAGTTCTCCATTACAATCTTAGTGATCTCCGGTCGGGAAAGCATGTCACCAGCCTGAGCCTGAAGAGAGAAGAAGGCTTCAAGAGACCTAAACCCTGCAGCACCAAGGGGAGTACGCATGACTTGGATGTGCTCTTTGAGGTTGTTCTTGATACCAGAGAACAGGTCCACAACCTTGCGTTCTGTATCAGAGATAAAAGGGTCCAGCCCAGAGAGAGTAGAGCTTATAAGCTGGGCTGCAGAACTACTGCTGGTAGCCATCTTAATGCGTAATCTATTGGACAGTGAGTTGATGGCAGCTATGCTTTCTGGGGCGAGGAGGTCTGACAGCATACTACTGGTAGTTCCCATGACATTAGAGCTGTTCTGAGTCTTCTCCATCTGTTGAGGAGTAAGGGCTGGTTGATTTTTGTAGAACCCTCCAGTAGTGGTACGACGCACTCCACCTATCTCTTCATCGGATGGCCTTGACCTGCGTATAACATTGGTCATGGGGTCTAGGATAACCTTCTCAGGGATGTAGTTTGGAGATATGAGAGCGTTTACCTTATCTACTTTGGCCCTCTTTTCATAAAAGGTATCCTTAGGTGCAAGGAACTCTGCGGAGTTACGGATGGGTACCTTAGAGGAGCCTAGAGGAGGTGGAGTAGGTGGGGCAAGTTGTTGTGGTGCCACACCTTGACCAGGAACTTGACCAGGGACTTGGGTAGGTGCCACAGGTTGCTGACCTTCCTGAGGCATGGAAGGAATCGTAGGTTGTAGAGTAGAAGTACCTGGAGTACGCTTGGTTACAACCGTATAAGGTTCCAGCCTATTACCAAGCTGCAGCATCTGAGTATGCGAAGATTCGGTAGGTAGATATCCAGCAGGCTTTGGCACTTCTACCATGTTCAGTAGATTGCCATATACATCGAAGTGACGACTATACCAAGTCTCTACACCTGTTTGTGGGTCTCTAGTGAACCCTAACTCCTCTGACACAGGGCCACCAGGAGTAATCCTCCGGCCAGTAGTATCTATAGCAGAAGCTTCCTTACGCCTGGTATCAACAGAGGTTAACTCCCATTGGCCTGTAGCAGGGTTGTAAGTACGTTCTGTACGAGTGGTAGGTTCCTGTGTAGGTGTGACACGAGTAGAGCCGTCTGCCATATGCTGAATGTAATAGGTACCCTTTGGGTAAGGAGTTCCATCATCCTGAGTCAAGCCCATGGAAGCAAGGTCTTCCTCATTGGCTGGAATTGCTCTCCCTGATGTCTTGTTTGCGGCTCCGGCGTTACGCGTCTGAGCCACTTTAAGCTGAGTCTCATAGGACGCACGCATCTTACTTGCGTAATCCTCTGCCTCCATAGATCTACGCTCCTCCGGAGTGTACTTGCCACTTCTGACTCCAGCTACCCCTAGTTCCCCAGGTACAAGGCCTACTGTAGACTTAGTAAATGTATTGGCATAGTCAGAGGGTCCACCTTCTTCTTGGGGAGGGCCGGGGTAAGTAAACTTCTGTCCTGTTGCAGGGGCACGAGACTTGGTGCTTACAGTAAGTATGTCACTAATATCATAGTTCTTAAACTTCATCGGCCCGGCTTGGGTAGCCTCAAGCCACTTGTTACGCGCAGCCTGCTGAGCCTCAGGCAAGTAGTTGGGGTCCTCAGATATCCTATTGAGTTCCCCAATGAATGCCTTATGCTTCTCGATCTTCTGTTGAATATCCAGAAGGTTCTGCTCGTGGGCACGCTCACCGGCCCTTACAAAGAATCCCTGTGCGAATCCCATTATGGCCTCCTAAATACTGTAAGGGCCTTTTGCTCCTGATTTACGGTTACCATACCAGTCTTTAAGTCCACCTATAGTACCTTGCATACTGTCAAAGAATGATGCGCCCTGTTCCTTATCACCTTGTTTATTCTTATTCATTTGGTTCATATAATCCTGAACAGCCCCACCCTGTTGCTGTGCCCATCCACCTGTAGTGCGGGACATATCCAACATGCTCTGGGCAGCCATTGGTCTAACTTTTTGCAGAAGGTTGGTAGCTACTGCTCCCTTGGCGTAAGGGTCAATCTGTGCTGCAGCTCCACCACTTCTACTTGATAGGTTGAGAAGTGAGCGTCTGCCGGATTCCATACGTTGAGTGGCACCTTGAACCTCCGGTGCAACCGCTTCCATTGCAGCCTGCCTGGAACCGCCTGCTATAGGAGCGAAGTAGTTCTGGGCCTTATTCATCTGACCTTGAGCCTGTTGCCAGAATTGGTTGGAGCGTTCTATTTGTCTAAGTTGCTGCTGCTTGGCAAAGCGTTCTTCTTCGCTTTCGCCACCAGTGAGGGCTCCGGCAACTGCACCTACTCCTGCACCAATACCAGCTCCCCATGGGCCAAACATAGAACCCATCTGTGCTCCTGAAGCTGCTCCGCTAAGTGCCCCACTTCCTCTTCCCATACTCCCTCCTTACTTCTGTGCCTTGCCGGTGTTTACGTTAATACGCTTAGATGCAGCTTTCTTGGGTGGAGTAGGTTTCTTGTATAAGTTATCATAGATATCCTTAACTATACGCTCCACCTTGTCAGGGCTGTCCAGGTCATTACGTGTTGGATAGAACTTGGTCATGCCTTACTCCTTAAGCTGCCTCTCCATGTGGGACATCCTGGAAGATCTTCTGGTGACTCCATGGACCCCCTTGACCCCAGGCCTTTACCAGTAACTCCGAGTCCTGCCCCTCCACTCTGAATACTGCAGTGCTGGATAATCTATACTTAAACAGTTTACCTTTAATTACAGGTAACCTTATGAATGACTTACTATGTAAGCCTGCACTATTTGGAATGGTGGTTGTAGTCTTCACTGTACCATCCTCATCGGTAATGGTGAAGGTAAGGTCTGCACTTGAAATGTGTACCAGGTATAGGTAACCATGGTAGAAGTATCCAGGCATCTCATGCGTAAGGAAACGCGTTTCCCAGTCATACGCAAATACCTTCCCTCCTTCTTCAGTATACCTCGGTTCCCAGATATACAAGTAAGATCTTGTACCATTCATATTCCACTGAAGGTCTAAGGAGATATTGCGGGCTGTCTGCCATTCGGTACCCACTGAGATGGGTACCTGGGAACGGACTGCGTTGTTTACGGTAACCGCTGCTGAAGCCACTGAGTCATTGTTGAACCCTGGAGTAGCGGTTATGTCTACTCCTCCGGTGTTGCAGTCCAGCATTATGTCGCCATATAGTTTGTTGTGGCGGGTGTCTCCCTGGTCACGGGAGGCTGTGGTGACTTTGCAAGCTACAGCAGAACCTGCATCAGAGTCTCCGGTTAACTGGTAGATGCCTCCATTTTTACCTCCACACAATATAGAGTGAACACTGGAGCCTTCTTCACCATAGTGAACGTTAATGGTTGGAGTGTAAGTGTCGAAGAACCATCCACGACGGCCTTCCATTAGGTCATCAGCGTAGAGAAGGGTGTTGCCATACATACCACCTGTACCGATTGTATCGAAGCCATCTCCATCATTCCATAAGGATTTGCGCTCTGAGGAGCTAAGCATGGAAGTCCAGATGGTGAATTCGTCTATATCTACCCAATTTGTAGGAGCTACCCCTGTAACATGAGCACCTAGGCCTAAACATATAGTATCATTAAGTACTAAAGTATATTTAGTAGATCCAATATGACTACCCACATTAACTCCATCTATATCAAGCCAGATAGAATTGCCGTCTCCGTATGCTACGTATAGATGCCAAGTATCCGGCACTATATTGAAGCTTGTAGTAATGGCTCTGGTTTCTACTGAAAAGGTACAGCTGACAAACTTATTTGTGTTGTGGGAATTAAAGGCAAACCCATAAGCGCCTGTATTGAACCCAGTCACTACACTTGCTCTTGTTATATTAAGCTGTATCTCAGCCTGCTTTACCCACACAGCCATAGTGAATGGCATACCTGAGTATGTTGTAGGAACAGTGTATATAAATGTTCCCTGCTTGGTGACGTAACCACCTTGATTCTCATTTATACGAACTCCATAGCCTATCTTTCCTGAGATTCTGTCGGGAGGAAAGTTATAGTCAGGGTCGATTATGGGTACATAAGTCAGAGTTCTCCCGTTCCCAGATGAGTCATACCTGTATAACCCATTCTCTTCCAGTTTCCACTGTGCCCAGATGTTGTCACTGATACCCATTACACTGCCTCTGCGTTAAGTGTGTCGTCCCAGCTGTCCAGGCTGTCTGTGAAGCTGAAAGGATATGTAGTTAGGGTTATCTCGAAGGTGTCTTCCATGACAGGCATAGCGTCAATGAATCCTGATACCATATTGTTGGATGCCAATATATCAGTCCACATGTTGAGGTCGTCTGAGAAGGATGGAGTTAGGGCCAGTACGGAAGCAACCCCTCCACCTGAGGTCATGGTAGGGTAGTCAAAGTATAAGTAGTCATCATAGTATGACAGCCTGAACCTTGAACTAAGCTCCAGAGTCATGTGAGGAGCTATGATGCCGTTGATATCAACACCAAGGTTTCCTTCATTAGGAAGTAGAGGTCTGAGGTCCTCTGCGGTTACGTCGGAAGGTGTGCCTCCATCCGTACTGTATACAGCATCCTTACCTAAGTAGTATAGAACAGGACCTGGTATGGACTGTGGGTTGGTAAATGCCCAGCGTGCCCAGAGGCCTTTACCACCTGGAATCTCAACATAGTCCCAAGCTGTGACTGCCCCAGATTCGTCCTGGGCAGTGGGGATGATCTGGAATAGTCTGCCAGAACTCCATACATAAGAGCGCCCGTTATAGATAACTCCGTTCATCAATGGCTCACTAGGGGTTGTGATATCCTTCCAATGAGTTAGGGTGGTGGTGTCTGCATCTCCTACATTGGTCCAGTACAAACGCTGTGGGTTTACAGGGTCTCCGCAACCAAACATGGTTTCATGGAGTGGTCCCCAAAAACATGGGAGTGTCTGGCCTTGTAAGATGGGTTCCGGTACCTCCCAGCTGACTGCACCCAAGTTGCCGGAGTTCTCGTATAACTGTAAACTGGTATCAGAGTGTACCTGATAGATAGTATACCAAGTACCTTCTATAAGTATGGGCGTAAGAGGAGCCCATAAGGTGCTGAACCCTGTTCCAACTATCATGACGCCTGAGGTTGAGGTGGTGGTGCCTGCAGCCGGAGCACCTATTACAGGCCATAGTTGGTAGTGAACCTGGTCTTCAGAAGGGTTTGCAATGATAATGTCATCTGCAAATTCATCAGTGAATGTGACCACCGGGGAATCATTGGCTACCGATCCTACATAGTACCAGTCATTAGGAATAGATCCACCTCTGCGTTGGAAGTCAATCATGTCGGCTTCTGCAGCGGCGGTGTATTGGGAAGGTGCGGATATTAGTACACTCTCACCTTGGAGGTCATATGATTCAATGGTGGCAGGAGACCAGTTGGACACTACGCCTGTAGTTGAAACCCTGGCTCTGTATCTGTATATATAGTCTACTCCAAATATCCCTCTGTCCGGTCCAGGTGTACCGGCAAGGTATATAGAGCCAAAGTATATGCGTGAACCTGGGAACTCTTTCTCTGTTGCAGGTGTGCGTACCGTCATCTCTATACGCATATAGTAGATGGTCTTCAGGGAAGGGGAGCCTACAGGGAGTAACTCTGCCAACTTGATACGCACTGTGGAGGTGCCAACCTTAACGCTGCTCTTGGTAATGGCGGCACTATCTTCTTCTGTGGACACCCCGGATAGATCAGAGGGAGTAAATACCTTAAAGAAATAGTTGGTATTGAATGCCTTATCTATGTCATTTGTGTCTGTGCTGCCAAACATCACCCTGATATTGTCTACGTCATCAGGACGCTCCAGAGACATGCTGATGGCTATGTAGGAGTCAGGGGTGGATGAGATATCATCGGTTATCTTGGAGAGGTCTAGTGGGACAGGGAACTTAGGAGAGGTCATCCAACCTGTGTAGGACTTGGTAGAGTCGCTGGTTACGTTTACGTATACGGAGAGAGAAGTTTCTGTGATGGCAGTGCCAGGAGCTATGATCTCTGTTGTATATATTCTAAATGAGTCTCTGATATATACGTCATCACCTACAGTCCATGTAGTAGTAGGTGATATGATTACGCACTGGTCGCCACTGGGACCGTCTATTACTGCCTTTACACGGACGAACTCTCCTTTGGATACGTTCTCCAGCAGGGAGTTTGCCTTCAAGCCATTGGTAATAGTAGTGAAGGTAACAGATTGAGTAACTCCGTCTATGAGGAATTCAGAAGAAGCTATATCTGTATAATTAGTGGAGCCGGTAATAGCATCACGCACTACATAGGTGCCGGACCCTATGGCTACATGCATCCCGGTGCTGATGCCGTTCATTATCCCAGGTTCTATCAGGCACCATCCGGTAGCGCCTGAGTCATATAGGATAGTTGATACAGAAGTGTTTACATCCTGATTGGCTTCAGGAAAGGTGGCGACGAATGAAGGGCCGTTGTTCCACCCTGTAAGGGACATGTTTGGGGAGAATATGTCCTTGTGGTAAGTGGCTTGACGGGTGACTAAGGGTGGTGCTGTAGGGGAAGGCATGCCTACCTGGTGAACAGTGCTGGATACATCCACCTTGCGCTGTCTAATCCTATCCATACAGTACATCCATGGGTCAGGACTTTGGGAAGGGCGGTAGGGAACCATGGCCAGCGGGTCACCACTGTAACCACTGTCTATTTGGTCAAAGTCAGTCATGCCTGCACTGAGAATGGTGCCTGAGCCTATAATGCGGGTCCAGCTGTCTGTGCGGGGGGTGTTAAGTCTGCGGATGGAGTGAACCTCGCCATTGACTATACCTATTAAGGTTAACCCTTGACGAGGTTCTATCCTCCCGGTTTGGTAACTCCGGACGTTCTTAAGAACTTTATACTTCAGCTCCTTAAGACCGTCAGCTGGACGGTTAAGGTCCATCCCTAAGGAGAAGAAGCGGTTGGTATCACGTTGGTAATGGAAGTCTGCCATTCAAGGCTCCCCATGCATTAGCCTTTTCCACCAAAGTTCTTGGGAAGTTTGTCGGGCATTGTGACTGGTTTCTCTACGTTAGGCATAGAGCCATCGTAGATCTTCTCTGGTACTGCGTCGGGTGAAGGAGTACGTTTGTAACCGGAGAAGGGACCTTGGTTTTCACCATCGTATACCCCACTGGAACCTTTGTACCCTTTGGGAATACTGCCTATCATATCAACAGGTGAATCCACAAAACTATTTTTCTTTGCCATGATTGGGCTCCTATGCTAAGCTTATGTTGGATGCTCGTAACACCCAATATAAGGAGAAATTACTATGAAGACTTTGAAAGACCGTTTTATGGCTCATGTTAACCAATTGGGGCCAAATGAGTGCTGGCTGTGGCTTGCCTACAAAGATAATAGGGGTCGAGGATACTTTACTCGTGCCGGAAAGACCGGATATGCAGCTCAGGCTGCATATGATCTGTTTGTGGGACCACGACAGCCAGGACTTGAAGTGTGCCATAACTGTAATAACCCAAGTTGTGTAAACCCTAAACACCTTAGACTTGACACACATAAAAGTAACATGGAAGACATGGTTAAGGTAGGTAAGTCTTGGGCTGGTGACAATAATCCGTCCAGAAAGTACCCGGAAAAGGTACCAAGGGGAGCAAACCACCATTGGTATCATAATCAGAATCAATATGGAGCAGATAATCCAAACGCCAAGTTGAGCCAAACCACTGTAGATGCCATTCGTCAAATGTATGAAGCTGGAGCTGGAGGGTATATTAAGCTTGGGCAAATTTTTGGCATCAACCCTTGGACTATCAGGGATGTTGTAAAACAGCGTAGATGGGGACGTGTGTAAACTGTTCATATTGCGTGCTTTTGCCAGAACGATGAATCCATAGGAAGAGGTGCCCAAGGAAGTCTGGTAATAGTATCATACTGAACATTCATGATAGAGATCTCTTCATCCTGACGTTCCAGTTCTACAATCATATACTCTGCCCTGGTTTCGTGTGCCTTTGCCAGGTTCATATTGAAATAAGGATTCTTCTTGTCCTCTGATGGTCCGGGCCACTTGGCTGCCTCTGCCAGAGCCATCTCCATGAGGACATCTCCACGTATGTAGCGAGGAAGGAGGGCACTGGTGTCGTTTATGTCTATGGCACGGGACATATAGAGGAATGGTAGTACATAGGCAGAGGTGACATGAGGCCAGATTTCAAAGCGGGGCAGAGGAATGGTTTCACCTGTGGGAGTGTAGTAGTCACGGGGGGCTACCAAGTAAGCTTGGCCACGATTGGAGCGTTGAGCATCCCATGCGTTAAGTTCACGTTGGCCGATGCCTATGTGAAGCTGCCAATTGAAATTGGGGTCCCAGACTGTGATGAAGTAATTAAAGTCACTGGGAGGGGAGGCGTAGGCAGAGTAGATTTCATAGCCTGTGGTTGCGTTTGCTCCTCCCCATACTAGGTCTAAGGTTAAGGTTTGGAGTAGGGCATCTACTGCTGTAATGGTATAGATAGGAGTTGTAGTAGTTAAGCGGAACTGCCGATCTATCAATGCAGTAGTCCAGGCTGTACCTACTCCAGTGACAGTGGCGGAGCCATTGACTACTGTGGCGGTACCTGTGTTGTATAGAGGAGCAGTGAGAAACTGGCCCTGCTTTACGAGCCAGGACCAAGGGCGGCGCTCTGCTATTCTACGAAAAGAGTTGACCACCCAGTCTTGGGCCAATAAAGGGCCTGCAAGAGGACATCGGAGGAGCACCTTACCAGCGATGCCTAGATACGTATCCAGTGCCATAAGATGCTCCTCTTAAGTTTACTAAGTGCCCCAGATGGTGACGAAGATGGATGCTCCAGTACCAGTGAAGGTCAGATAAGCAGCTGTTGCGCCGCTCCTGTCAGTGGCAGAGAGCCCAGTGATACCAGAATTTGGGGACACCGATACTCCAACAACATGGTTGAGGGAGTTGAGAGTAAGTGTATCACCTGTGGTGACTACGGTAAGTTTGTACAAAACCTGCCGTAATTTGCCGGCCACATTAGTGATAGGCCAACCTGTTGCTACTGTAACAGCTGCCATTCCTCACCTCCTTATGGGATATTGGGAATGTCGAAGTCAACATAGGCGACAGAGGCGACTACGCTGGTTCTGACAATGCCCAGCTTTTGGTAAGTGGTGGCAGTTCCGACTGCAACGGAGTCTGCAGAGGCAGTATTGGCTGTGGTATCGGCAATGACGGATTCTCCGCCATCCGTTCCAGATACAGCAGCTACTGGGATGTTGCGTCCCCGAATGAGGATGTCACAGTAGTAACCGGCAGGTACAGCAGACCGGAAGACTCCAGCGACATTGTTGCCGAAACTATTGGCAACACCATTCATGAGAGCCTGCCTTTTGTCGTTGGTGACGATGTAATTGGCTCTATCCTTCCAGAAGGCTAATTGGTTGGCAGCTACGACACCAACAGTGTTGGATGCAGTTGCGCCGGAGTCCAGTTTGACCCGCTGATAGGTTCGATCATTGACATCGTAGGCTTTGCCAAGCTCTCCCATCACTCTTCGAACAAGAGAAGATGGAGTAGAGGTGGCAGTCTCGGCAGGCATGCTCCAGGTATCTGGGTTGCCTGTTTGGACATGAAGCGTTTGGTCACGGTTTGTGTTTGGCATATATCACCCCCTATCCTGTAATACCATATACTTGCTTGTGATAACGAGGGGCGAATGTGACAGCGGAAGCTGCCAGAACCTGTCCCGCAACCTTGGTGTTTCCTTGACCAGGCTTGAACCCAGTGAAGCCGAGTCCAAATTCCGGATCGTTGCTGATGTACATGTTGGCATATGGCTTACGAGCGTTCAGCCACCACAAGGTT